AGCTGTACATGGTCGCCTCGTCGTGGTGATCACGATCGCTGTGATCGTTCCACGTGGTCAGCAGGCGCGACAGGTAGGTGCCGGGGATGTTGTTGCGACGGTCGCTGACCTGCAGCTTGTCCGGGCCGTGGGTGGAGCGGGTGTCGTAGACGTCGCCGGAGATCAGGTTCCGGCATTCGGCCATGGAGACGTTGGTGAACACGTCCTGCGGGCGCATCAGGTGCGGGACGTTGTGCAGGTTGGTGATGTCCGGCTGGTACTCACCGGAGATGATCTGGTGGGAATCCTGCACGTGCACCGTGGAGCGGGAAGCAAAGCCGCTGCGATCGCGACGACGGCTACCGCGGATCACGTTGTTGAAGTACAGCCGCATGTTCGGGTCGTAGGTGTTGCGACCGAAGGTGGCGTTGACGCCGACGTAGTCGGTGTAACCGGTGAGGTACTCCACCGTGACCAGACCCGCTTGCGCCGGCCATTCCACTTCCATCATGAACACCAGACGGCCGTTGTTCAGACCGCCCACCACGTCCACCGGATTGGAGATCGTGGCCGAAGGACGCATGATGTCAGCACCCACGCCACTGAGCGCGGCCGGTGTCAGGTTCTTGCCGTTGCGGGTGACTTCCTGCAGGTGGTTCAGTTCCTCGCCATCCACGTTTGCCTGAAACGGGCGCAGATACATCTGGTCATTTGCGCCAATTTCCATGAACAGAACTTTGACAATTTTCATGGGCTATTAATCAATCCTGTTGAACTTCGGGTGGAGTAGCAGATGCCCCAACTGGACACGCAGCAGCGGCGGCGGCATCATGAACCGCGAGTCGCCGATGGTGGAGGAGGCCTCGATCAGCTCTGAGGGAGCATTGAGGATCCAGTCGTTGCGGGAAATCAGATCAGCCAGTGCGTCGATTGCACGCACGTCGCCTCGGGCCTGACGGACCGAAGTGCTGCGCTTGACTTGGGGGTGGTACGTGTAGTTCTGGGCCAACTGAGACATCATCTCCTTGTTGACCTTACCACGCGATTCACCCGGAGCGGTAATGATTTCATCGTTGGTGATCTGCGGTGTTGCAGTGACCAGTGCTGCCAGATCGTAGAAACCCCAATGCCACAGGGTTGCCTGGGAGACAGCCATGGTATTCTTCAGCGAATCGATCAGCAGCAGATCGATGGCTCGGGCCGGCAGTACGGGACTGATGGCCCAGCGGGTGAGCCACATGCCGCTGGCGTCGATGTCGCGCGGTGCCATGTCCTTGATGGAGTTCAGGCACTTTTCGAGCAGTTCCGTCGGTACGTCGGGATCGCGCACCAGCAACATCCGGTGGGGATCTTCGGAGTACACGTTGAGCGAAACGATGTGGCCGTCGGGAATGTCCGGCTTGATCTTGTACTGCTCCACCACCGAGGAGTTGCTTTCCTCGGACTGGCCGGCTGGCGGCTTCTTGTCGCTGATGCGACCACCGAACTTGCGACCGAAGTCGCGGGGCATCGACAGGATCTTGCTGTCAATGAAGAAGTGGACCATCGCGATCAGGTTCTTGTTGCGCTGATCCGGATCGGGATGGATTTCACTGATCACCAGACGCCGTACGGCGGTGATGGCCAGCATCCAGCTCGGCATCTCAGCAGTGCTGAGGCCTTCGAGAATTGCAGTGAAGGTCTCGTCCTGCTTGATGAAGTTCTGGCTGGTGTGGGTGATGAATTCCAGCAGACGATCGTATTCCGGAGAGCGCGGCAGCTCGGTGTGATACAGCAGACCCCAGGCTCGGTTCTCCTTGTAGTTGTTGCCCGAGTCGCGCCGGGTGGCTGCGATGTACTCACCCCAGATCGGCAGCATCGGTCGCAGTGCGACGGTGAAGACCACCAGACCGAAGTAGTCCGCACGCAGGTACGTACGGCTGGGAGAGCGGTCGGTGATTTCATCCCCATCCAACCGTTCCTTGACGGTGGCCGGATAGTTGATGTTGCCGTAGAACTGGAGCCAGTGGCGCAACTCTGCCATCGGGATCATCGAGTAGAGCGAGCGGATCTTCTGCTTGAGCTTCTCGGTGGCCGTTTCCAGTTCGTAGTCCGCACGGAAGATGGCGTAGATGTCCTGGAATGCTTCCCAGATACCCTGCTGCCGTTCCATGCTGAGCGTTGCCACGTAGCCGTTGAATTCATCAAACAGCTTGGCGCTGTCAATTTCATCATCGGCGATACTGCCTTTACCACCACGGCTATTACTGCGGCCGTATGTCGGACTAACATCCCATGTCAGTCGTTCGCCACCATGTTCGGTGATGACGGTCGTCAACCCTTGACCGGGGGCTGAGATTGCACTGATTTTCATCTTGGCGGGTTCCCTTCGGTTTTACTTCTTATTGCGAACTACCCAGAGCGCAGTCCTTGCGCTATTTCTGATAGGTGTGTTCGAAAGGATAGTGTGGGTTTGAAATTCGGTTATTCTGTTTATACGCCACACGTCCCCTCGAATGGAGGGGCAACTTACGTTGCCTCGAAACCCCCAATACGCCTTGGCGCTATTGAGAGCTTCGGTGAGGTCTTGAGGTTGTTCAGTAGATGCACTGCATGTGTTGCTTGGACATGTCTATCCACCGTAATAGGATTAGGCCTTTTTCAGCGCCTTGTTTAAGGGGAAGAATTGAGGGGGCCGAAGCCCCCTCGTTCCTCAACTCGGCATCCCTTACATGGGGATGTCGTCATCACCCCAGCCGCCGGACGAACCGCCGCCACTGGACTGCTGTTGGTTCTGCTGGTAGCCGCCACCACCATTACCGCCACCGCGGTTCTGGTTGTAACCACCACCGCCGTTGCCACCGCCGCGGTTACCCCAGCTACCGCCACCGCCGCCTTGACGCTGACCGCCACCGCCGTTCTGCTGGCTGTAGTCCGGTGCCACGTATTCCTGGCTGGCCATCATGACGGCGATCTGCGACATCATGCGCACCCAACCCTTGGCGTAGGCCTGGCTCAGTTCGCCTTCACCCCACGGGGTGCCGTCGCCCTTGAAGACCTGGACCTTCTTGCGTGCATCGATGATCGGACGGAAGATGTACTTGCACTTGGGACGATCGTTGTCCCAGGTCGACACGCCGATGTAGATCACGCCCGAAGCGGCGATGCGGCCGACGACGATCTGGCCTTCCAGCATCGGGGTCTGCGACTGCCCACCCTGGGCACGCATGTAGCGCTTCTGGTGGAACTCGATCTTGGCGCCGGGGAATTCCGGATTGTTGGCAGCGTCGTCGACGTGCTGGAAGATCTGGAACAGGGTCGGCCAGTCGATGGCCACTTCGAACTTGCCGTAGTCCTTGTCACCTTCCACACCGGTGGACACGGCCAGGACGGGCTCGTTGCGCTTGATCTTCAGCGAGAGCATCGGCGACTTGGTCGCGCCGTTGATGTTCTCGCCATAGAGCTTCAGGCTCTGGACGCCCATGGTGAGGATGGGCGGTTTGTTGGTACGATTCTGTTGGCCGTCAGACATGGTTTCAGTGTTCCGGAGTGGTTCTCAATAGATAAGCGGGATGTGGGAAAATTTACATCAGCTTGAGCACGGTCTTGCGATGCTCGTCGTTGTCCATCTTCCCACTGATTGTGGCACGCACCTTTTCCATACTGGTCACGGCCGTCCACTGGTCGATACCGGCTAGTCGCACCACCTCTCGACGAATGGTGATGGACAGGGGCGAAAACAGGTTTCCGTTATCCCCAAACAGCTGCAACGTCATCCGGTTGAAGGGGATGTTGGTCAACTCTTTGCCGTTGGTCAGTTTCGTGTTCCATTGCGCCGGCTTCTTGATAGCGCCGGTATGGGACTCCAGCAACTCCAGTCGCTCAAACCTGAACCGGGCGAGCAAGTCAACCGGCATGTGGGTAATGATCAGACTGGCGGGGTGATTCCCCTCGATCATGAACTCGTAGAAGTGCACCATGTGGTTTTGCTGGTTGTTCTGCAGCATCAACTTCAGGGTGTCCTCTTCCACGGTCAGCTGGAAGATCTGCTTGGGGGTGATCGCCTTCTTGATGATGGCTCCAGGGAAGAGTTGCTCCGGCCGCTTGTAGTCGGACACGTAGAACACCACCTTGGTTCGATTACCGGTGGCTTGGGCCACGGCGGTTTCGATGATCTGCATTTCTTCCAGACCCGCCTGCCAGAGATCATCGGGCAGGGCGGTATCCTTCACGTCCTTGTCCAAACAGGCGTAGAGGTTACGCACCAAGGTGCGCAAGTTGATCCACACTTGCTGGACAAAGACGAAAGGTGCCGGATGTTCGGGGCGATCTGGGTAGACGCCACAGCCGGCTTCGATGGCCAAAGCCGTACCGATTGACACCGGTACGGTCTGCCCTTTTTCGCGTGCTTCCACTGCTTGCTGAATGAAGTTCATCGGACCACTTCCTGAATGCGGCGAGCGCATCGTTGCAGCTGATCAGGATCGTTGGTCAGCAGACCGATACGTTCCATCAACAGCTCTTCAAGATTATCACGGGTGATCTGCACAGAGGTGTACGCCGAGCGCAGATCCACGAGCAGGTTCTTCTGCACGTCCTTCTCCACCGCCTCGTTGGGCTTGGAGGACCAGTGAATGTGGGGATACTCCCGACGCAGGACATCGAAGTTGGCCAAGATCGGATCATCCTTGTTCGCTTGAACGCGGATGCTGCTGTCCTCAGGCAACTTGCTGACCTGTTGCAGGAAGGCCAAAGATTCTTCGAGGGACTTTTTGGTGCAGTCCAACGTTTTGTAAATCTGGGCCCCTTCATTGACGACGAACCAACACTGGGGTGGTTTGTCTGTCGGGAAGCGGAAGCGCCAATGGCCCTTCGATTCCTCCTCGCCGTGGGCGAGTCGATCAAAGGAGCCATTGACGTAGAGCCGGCCGTGATCGGCCGGGAAGTTATCTCGTACGGAGGGCGTATGCACGTGCGCCCCGAACACGAAGTGCCGGGTGATCGATACATACCGCTCAGTCACATGGGTGGGGACGCTTACGTGATCGGGGAGCTGGTGATCGAAGACACCGTGAAGCAAGGTGAAATCGACTTTCTCCAGTCCCTTTTCTCGCAACAGTTCGCGTACTTCCATCCAGGTATCATCCGGTTCCGGGCGCCACTCATCGGGCACGAACAGGACATCGGCATCCAGATCGTCGAAGTGAACGATCGACAGGGTGTCGATATAGTGGAAGTACGGGTTACCCTTACCGAATTCTGCAATGGTTTTCAGCAGCTTGGTTTGGGCCCAGTCATGGGAAGGCGTGCCTTCCATGAACACCACATGGATCTTTCTTTCCTTGGCCATCTCCAAGAAGGAGTAGGCCCATACGAGAATCTGGGGAACAGCTTCATCACCCAAGGTCAGAAGCCGGTCAAACAAGTCGCCACCCCAGAAGATGACATCCAACTGACCGGTTGACTCGGCGTTGGGAAATGCCTTCCACAGGTTGTCGACAATATGGCGGGTCTTCGTTCTCTGATGCCCAAGGTGGACGTCAGAGATGGAAGCTCCATACAATTCCGGCTTCATGCTGCCTCTTTTTTAGAAGTCCATCTGGTCGAAAGGCTCGGCCGTCTGGTTGGGATCGAAAGCTTCAGTGGGGGAGGAACTGCCGGCGAAGGACGGTTCCAGACCATAGCGCGCGAAAATGAAATTCCACTGCGCGATGGCATCGCGGACTCGACCAACCGCGGTGGGGTGGTGTGGAGACAGGCCTTCATAGAGGACACGGTCAGCCACCGCCGCGTGCTGGTTGGCTTCCACCAGCACGGCCTGGTTGACCACTGCGTGGATGTGGCGATGTTCCTTGGTCATCAGATCCAGCGTACCCAGCAGCGGCGGGGCACGGAACAGGACTTCGCCGGTTGCGTGGTCGATGACATCGATCGGACGCTGCGGGCCGCCGGCCACGGCCAGATAGGTCGAGATGTCAACGTTGCCCGGATTCTCGCGCCATGCCTTGACCAACGGCAAGAGCTTGTCACGGAAGTGCGGCTCGGGCAGCTTGGTCAGTTCGGTCGCTTCGATGCTGGCCAGCTGCTTGAAGGCGGTCAGGACCGTGGCTGGGGTCGGAGCCGGCGCTGCCAACGCCGGTTCGAGTGCATCAGGATCGTTCGGAATCGTCGGCATTGGTTTCACCCGTTGCATGCGGTGCTTCGCCACCCAGTTCGCCATCGGCTTCGAAGGCGTCGGTGTCGACCGACACTTCCTTCACCGTTTCCACGTGCGGCGTTTCTTCGATCGGTTCCGGCGCCGGTGGTACGTCTGACTCACCTGCCGGTTCATCGGCCGTTACGCCGACCGGCAGCGGGTCGGCCATGGTGGCCGGCGTGGACGTGTCCGACAGCGGCGCTTCGGTCCGAGCGATGAAGTTGGTGCCGTAGAACACGGACTCGTCCAGCTTGCCTTCTTCGCGCAGGCGCAGGAATTCCGAAGCGATCAGCTGCTGGGCCAGCGGATGCAGGGTTTCGATTGGACGAGCCACCGGCGAGCCACCGTTTTCGACGTCCGTCACCAGCACTTCGTACGAACCGTAGATCGGATGCGCTTCGCTGTGGAACTTGACGCGCAGGGCGGCATTCTGGACGGGGTCGTAGCCTTCATCGCTGGGGTGGATCAGGTTGCCGTTCAGGGCGTGAACCACAACCGGGCGTGCCGGCGGCTCCAGTTCCAGGTGATGGTAGAGGTCGCCGAACAGCGTACCCTGGTACTGGGCTTCGCTTTCCAGCAGATCGATCCGGCGCAGAGCATTGCCCAGCTGGGCAGCAATCTTGCCATTGGACTGGATCAGTGCGAACAGCGCATGTTCGGTTTGCTGAAGCGACTTCAGCAGTTGTTCGGTGCCCACCGGCGTGGACGGGGTTTCCACTGCCGCCGCTTCGGTGGCAGCCTCGTTCTGTTCGGACATGTTACTGGCCTTCGTTGTTGATCTTGATGATGTCGATGATGACGGCATTGCGGGTTTCCACCACGCGTGCCAGCGAATAGTTCTTACCATCCACCGAGACGACTGCCTCCACGGTCATGTTGATACGACCGGGGTCTTCGGGGTTAGGGATGTCGGTACGGATACGCACCGTGACGCCCTGGAATTCCTGGGCCAGGTAGCTGGTCATTTCATCGGTGACACGAGTGACCAGTTCGGTGGTGTCGTGACCGTATTCACGCAGCTGCTTTTGCAGCGACATGATGTTTCCCCTGAACAGCAGCGACTGGGAGTAGTAGCTGGTCAGGTAGTATGCCATCAACCGATCCAAGCGTTGCTCGGGGTCGGTGGCATAGCCGATCGTACTGAGCGTAGCGATCGCTTTCTTGCGCGGTGTGTCGGACATGATGGGCCCATGCAAAGAAAAAAGAAAGCTGAATGCAGGGGCCCCGAAGGGCCCCTGTTATGCTTAACCCCAATCGGACCCTTCGGTGTCGGTCGGATCTTTCCGCTGGGTATCCAGCAGATGCTCCATCTCCTCCCAAGCACTGCGAATGATCTTCTTATCGGTGAAGTACAGCGGGCTATCGCCCGGCAGTTCCTCGTCCATATAAGTGATAAACACAGTCTCGCCGTTTTCGTCTTCCTGCTCCAAACCCGACATGACCTTACGGTAGTCGTGATGCTTGCGTGGGTCGATCTTGGGCGAGTGGTCGAAGTAGCTGCCGGCCCAGCCGCTGATGCGACCTTGGCGCTGCAACTGACGAAGGCGCGGATTGGCCATCATCCAACGCTGCATCTGCGGCTTGGCAAACTGGAAATCTTCCAGCGTGCGCAGCGGACGGATGCTGTCTTCGTCCCACGTCCGGTTGTGACTTTCCAGTACACGATCGTACTGGTACATCACATCTTCACTGAAGTTGTTCTCGAACAGTTGCCGGGATCGCTCGAAGAACGAGCGGTTGGCAAAGTTCAACGCTCGACTCGGGTCATCGAACTGACGCTGCAGAAACTCAATCTTCTGCTGCGATGGTCGACCGAAGGCCATCGCTCTGAAGGCGAGACGGCCGCCGTCAATGATTCCTGACATCTGAATTCCTCTGAGGCTCTATAAGGTAGCAAAGCCCTGTAAAAATCTATTGGATCTTCTGGTAGGGATTGACGACCTTGGCGCGGATGGGAGCGATGAATGCCTCCCAATCCTCACCTTCCTTCCATGACCCCACCACGTCACGCCAGTCCAGATGGACTTCCGTTATCAGGAACTCCTCTTTGCTGGCCGATGCAACACGTTCCAAGAACCCGTGAATGGTCCAGTGAACGTAGGTCGTCAGCGCCGGAATGGTGAAACTCATCTCCGTCTCCTCACCGTCGGCGACTCGCTTAAACTTCAGCACGATCTCCCTGCGGTGAGAAAGATAGACCGACGCTCCGCCCTTGACCAGATTGTCGATGATGAAGATTTCAAGTGGGGTCAGCTCCATCGATCACTCCTCGCCGGCGCTTTCGTCCAGGTAGGTGTTGATGTGGTTGTCGAAGTGGTCATCCTTCAACGCGCTGATCGGCAGGTGCGACTTGTCGATCGCACGCAGCACCTTGTCGGCACGTTCGATGGCGACATCGCCGGCAGCTGCTTCGCTGGCGGCCACTTCATCGCCATCACGGCGGGCCACTTCATGGATGCTCAGCACTTCCTGACGCGCGTACGGCAGGACACCACGCAGCGCCACGGCAGTGGCCTGAGCGAGATCGCCGTTGGCCGTGACCTGCTTGGCCAGGGCTGCGTCCACGATTTCCTTGGTCTGTTCTTCGGTGCTCATCGGTTTTACCTTTCTTGTTGTGTAGGCGGATGTTGCAATTGAATAGTACAGTCCTGAAGGACTTTTCTTGTTATTCTTGGCCGGGCGGATGATCGATTGCTTGAGCTTCGGCGATCGTCAGGTAGGACTGGAAGTTGAAGACGTCCATGGAGAGCATGTCATGAAGCATGCGCTCCCACGGTTCCAACGTCACCTGCCGATGACCATGCTCGCCAGCCAGATCACGCCAGTGCACTTCCACCAACCACAGGTTCTCCTTGTCCCGGTAGTTCTGCACTTTCAGGGTGGTGATCAGGCGGTCGATGAAATCATTCACGTATCCGGCGAAGTGGCCGGGCAGTTCATGATCGATGGCGTAGTGGCTGATCACCGCATCGCCACCCAGACCCACTGTGGAGACCAAGGTCAAGTTGCCTTCGCTGGCCTTGTAAACGCGTTTGAACTTGAACTCCCCATCCACGCGGAAGGATGGACGGTTGTAGGGATTGGGCCCAGCAATGATGGGACCGAAGGTATCGCCACCTTCGCCGCCATTGCGGATGATCAGTTTCGGAAGACTATGTTGCATTGAACACTCTCCAGGGTAGAGCACAAGAAGGAGGAGCCGAAGCTCCTCCCCTTATGCCGGTCATTGTACCACAGTACGATCGCTGCGATGAACCATGTTCGCGATGGCGCCAGCAACCGGAGGCGGGAAAGCCTGGTTGTTGGACATCCGGCGCGGATGATCCAGGTCCAGTGCACCGAAGTGCGGGGCCAGTGCAGCGAAGTGGCGTTCAGAACGGTTGTCCAGAATCGCCATGCCGTTGAGGGCATCGCCGTCGAAGTCAGCATTCGGCGCCTTCAGGCACAGAACCGACATTGCGATGGCGTTGATCTCGGGGTCTTCGATCACCTTGGTAATGAAGAACTCCTGGATCGAACCACGGTCCAGCGACGGGTTGCGGTTGAACAGCACCGGCAGGCCCTTGTGCGGGGATTCCTCGATCAGCTCATTGAACAAGCTGTGGAGGACCGGGTGGTACCGCAGGGTATGGCTTTCGATGAGCCCGATAGCTTCGTTGGGAGTGAACGGACGTCCACGCTCATTGATCGCCGTCTTGTAGAGCTTGTTCTCCAAGTGCTTGGAGTAGGTCGACATGCAGATGCCCCACGGCACGTGCAGTTCGTCGTACTCGTGGCGCTCGGACATCGAGCTGATCACACCACGGAAGGTGAAGAACAGCGGATTGCCGTACACGTGCTTACGCAGCCAACCCCGCTTGGAGGTCAGCGTTGCGGCCATGAAGTCCTGGGAGTAGGTTGCCACCAGGTCATTGGCCAGCATCGTGCGCGACTGGAGCTTGCGGATGTCCAGTGGCGTCTGCGAATGCACTGCCGAGGAGATCGTGCGGATCGCATCGAGCATCGGCTTCATGGTCTTATCTGCAAACGTACCGGTGACGGTACGCTCGGCCACAAAGCCCATACGCGAGGGGACCGGCAGTCGCTTGGCGAAGATCTTGTGCCGATTGCACTGGATGAACTGCCACAGCTCTTCACGCTGATGGCGGTTGCCACCGGCGATCACCTGCGTATTGAACAGCAGCTCGATGATCTGGTCGAAGTTCTTGTAGAAGTGATTGATGCCGCGATCGATGCCCAGATCCATCAGGCGTCGAATTTCCTTGTGCGGTTCCGGCCCTACGATGGCCAGAGGATCCACCAACCACAACAGACCATTGATCCCACCATGGGTCATGGCCTTGGACAGCATGGTCCACACCTGCGGATTGATGAACGTCTCCACACCTGCCGGAGGTTCCATCCACAGCAGCGATTCCAGCGGACGCTCGCTCAGCGGGAGAACGGTCGTACCGCAGAAGCTACATCGCTGATTGATCATGCCGGCACCAGTGGTGCGCTGGCATTCACACATCGGTACCACGTTCAGCGAATCGCCGTCGTAGTAAGTGTACACCATCGAGTCCAGCAACGTCTTGTCATCCACCGTATCGACGTTGAATGTGTTGAGAATCACCGGGGGAGTCGTTGCCTGCTCAAACAGCGCATCGAAATCCACCAACCCGATACCGATACCATCGAACTTACGCCCCAGTCCTACGGGGATGCGTGGGACAGCACGATATGGGTTTTCACCAACATCTGGTAGTTGAGTGTCTATGACACAGCCCTCGTTTCTGCTTGGGTTTTCGGTTTGTCGTTTTCACACTGCCACCCAAAAGACAGTGCTCAATAGATCTCTCTATTGTGTTGCAAATTACGTCTTAACGGCAAAAAAAGAGAGCCACCCCGAAGGGTGGCTCTCTCTTATCCGCGGGTTGCGCGGCTCAGGTCATTGCGACTTGAGGATCAGTTACCGCGACCACGCCAGGTCGAACCACCGGTGAAGGTGGAGCCGAAGCCGCGACCACGGCTGCCGGTGACGCCCGAGCTGAACAGGTTGTTCGTAGCGCCGCCGCCGAAGGCGAAGGCACCGCCCGAAGCACGACCGCGAGCGGCCGAACCGGTGAAGCCGTAGGACTGCGAGTCCTGACGGATGGTCAGGCCGGCTGCGCCGCAAGCGGCCAGCAGGACGTCCAGGGCCTGCGGGTGGAAGGTCACGCGACGAGCGTAGCCGGTGATGGTCACCGTCGGGCCCAGGATCTTGCGGATCATGTCTTCACGCTCAGCCACACGCTCGACTTCGTCGCGTTCGACGTCGTCGAAGGTCGCCTGCCAGCGCTCGACCATCTTCGGATCCTGCGCGCCGAAGCGCTCCAGCATGAACAGGTAGTCCAGGTCACGGATGTCACGACGCTGACCGTCGTTGGCTTCGTAGTAGCCCAGGTGGATGCGGTTGCCATCGTTCATGACGAACGGGGTGCCGGCCTGCCACAGACGGGTGAACTCGTTGTTGGTCAGGTTGTTGGCGGCCGCGATCACGGCGTCCTGCGCATCGGCGTTGTTGTTGGCAGCGTCGAGCAGCACGCGGTTCTGGAACGACAGCTCGCCGACTTCTTCGATGTCCAGCTGGAACAGGATGTCCGGGTAGATGGTCGCCGACACCAGCTGGTACAGCGCTTCGTTGGTGAAGGCTGCGGCCGAGGTGTTGATGCGCTCAGCTTCGCCACCCGGAGCCAGCTCGTAGCCGATCACGCCGATGTCGTGTTCCTTGGTACGGAACTCCTGCGACCAGATGCGAGCCCAGGCCATCTGACGTGCCACCAGGGTGGCGCCGGCCAGCGACAGCAGCTGCAGTTCCGGGGTGATCCAGTCACCTTCGGTGTCCAGGCGGGTCATGACGAAGCGTGCACGGTAGCGCTGGGTGGCCGGCTGCTGGCCGAAGGCCGGCTGCTGCGGGTCTTCCCAGCCCAGGTCGATGAAGCCGGCGGCGCCGGCCAGCGGACGGCTGTTGTCCAGGCTGAAGGCACGTTCACGCTGGTCACCCTCGTTGCCGCGCTGGCTGTAGCTCAGCTTGGCCTGGATGTCACCACGCAGCGGCAGGCCGGCGGCGGTGGTCAGCGGCAGGGTGCTGTAGACCAGCTTGCCTTCGACGATTTCGTCGTCGCCGATGTCGGCGACCGAGATCACGTCATCGGTGGACTTCAGGATCTTGTCGGTGATGGTGCGGGTCAGGCCTTCGGAGACGAAGAACGCCAGGCCGTGGATCAGGCCCTTGTCGGTGACGTCGGTTTCGGCCGGGATGACCTGCGCGCCGGCGTTGTGCTGGATGGCGACAGCGCCCATGTTTTCCTGCACGATCGCTGCGACCTTCACCCACAGGTTGCGATCCCAGGCGTCGCCTGCGGTCACGGTGTAGGCGAAGTTGCGGCCGCCGGTGCCCTGGAACTTGATGCTGTCCAGGTTCTCGCTCTGGTCGGCCAGGATCACGGTGTAGATCGACACGTGCAGCTGGTTGTCGACGGTCATCGGGATGTAGGCAACCAGCAGCTCGACCTTGCGGTCCAGTTCCTGGCGATCGATCAGCATCAGCTTCAGGTTCTCACCGCCCTGCAGGCGGCCGGAGGTGTGGAACTGGCTCAGGGCCTCTTCGAAGGCCTTGCGCATGACTTCCAGTTCGGCACCCGGACGGCGGCGCGAGACCACGCCACGTGCGCCGCTCAGGCGAGCGGTCAGGCCCGGACGGGCAGCGCGGCCGGCATTGCGGTTGAAGCCGCCGCTCTGGCTGCCACCGGCGTTCTGGGCACCGGCGGTGTTGCCGGAGTTGCGGTTGAAGATGGCTTCTGCGCTGGTGGTGCCGGTTTCGTTGTTGTTGTCGTTCGGGGTGTTGGTGGCCATTTCTTAAAAACCTCGGTTGCCTTTGATAAATCGTGGATGTTCGCGCGAACACCGGAAAGAACGCTCTCCTCCAGTGTCAAGTAGATAGTAAGGGGATTCAGAATGGTTGAATCGGTTTTTCTGTCCCTTACCACCGGTCGAGAATATACCCTCCAGGTTGCAGACCTCTCCGAAGAGCGGTCTGGAGCGTACATCTCCTACAACATAGTACAATTGTCGTAAAGAATTACTCAAGAGTTATCTGGGCGGGATATTATGACCCCAACCTTACAGCCGTGACCCATCTCCCGTGGAGGCGAAATGTACCAACTGCTGAACCAGTCGCCTCTGAACTTTGGAGGCGGCATGACCTTTCCTGAGTTCAGGCGTGTCCGTGATGGACTGCGCCTGACGGTGGAACGTGTCAAGAAGTACCGTCGGGAGAATCCCCGCAACATCACGGGTGGCCATCTGCTGTTGCGGCTGATGGGTTCGATTCCCTATTCGAATGGACCTACCGATCAGGTCTTCAACGACAAGATTTCCGACGTCGCACTTCTGTTCACGCAGAGCCTGAAGATGACCTCGGCTCTCTCTCGTGGACAACTCTGGCGTCCTGGACCTTTCTTGGGCAATAAGGTACAAGAAGTCATCATTGCCGATACCGATCAATGGGACGTCAAGGCGGGACTGGAGCGATGGGAGGAGCTAAGTCCCATTCGCTACCTGTACCATCCGATGACATCCCTTAATATGCCAGTGGCCGACGATCAGTTCGCGTCAACTGAAAGTGGCATTGCTGTCATCTCGATCAATATCCCCATGCTGGCCAGTCAGTACCGTGCGTGGCGCCGGGCCAACAGCGTGGTGGACGAATCCCCACGAACGGTTGGTCAGTTCCTGCAAGCGTACCCGCTGCCCAACATGCTCGACTCCTACGCTGACATCGCCATCCTCAACCGCCTGACGAATCTGTACTTCGGGATTGAATCACCCCGCGATACTGAACGTCACCACACCTTCTTCGTCACCAACTGGGATAAAGAGGTGGACAGCCTGTTGGAACGCTGGCTGATGCTGGCCAGTTCCAAGCGGTGGGACTTTGACACGTTGGTGTCTCACATTCCTACGGTTTCCTCTGAAGATTTACACGAGACACTACGGTTGCCGGAACAGGCCTACTCTACCCAGATCTCCTGGGCAGTGTTGTTGGCTCGTGTAATGCTGATTGCCTTCTTGGTCCAGTTCAACCGGAACACCGACAACCAACGCAACTACCAGTACCTGAACTACATCCGTCGACATCTGCAATACATCGAAGGTAACGGCGCTTTGCGCAACGCGCTGTCTGCGCAGACCTTTGATGAGATCATGATGTTGATCGACCGCGGCATCAAGCCGTACCTGTAAGGCACCACCCCCTAGCGCCCCGTGAGGAGTGCTAGGGGGCTTATGCCGTCAGTCGATTTTTAACCCAAATGGTCGATGTCCAGTTCCGGAAGCGGCCAGTCCTCACGCAGCAGCCACTTTTCATCGGAGACCAGACGGGTGTTGTCTGCGTTCTTCATGAAAAGGCCCACCGACTCAAGGATCAGGTAGAACGCTTCCATCATCTGCGCAATCAGCGGACGGATGTCCACCGCGGCGATGATTTCCTTGGGGATACCTGTCATACCCAACACCTGCTCGGGCAGGTACATGACAGCCATCGTGCCCTTTGTGTTGGCATTCCAAGCGCGCAACTTATCTGCGATCACTTGGTCTTCCATGTTGTCCAGCCATTCCTTCATCTCGATCTTCTTCTCGAGCTTGACCGGAACCTTGACCGCACCGTAGGGCGGTGGCGGGGCATGACCGTAGGTGGTGGCAAAGACCTCCTCCCACATCAGGTAGTGCTGATAAGCCGGGGTGTCCTCGCCCTTCTTGTACGCATCAGGTGCCTTGATACCCACCGTTGCCAGCAGGTCGTAAGAACCACGGTACACTTCAGAACGGATGGAATCTTCCACCTTGGCCACGTAACGCAGCAGACGACGCGGATCGATCTCTTCCAGTCGCAGTGCCGAATCCATCACGTAGGTCAGCAGCGCGTTGGACTTCTTGGTGATTGAAGGCGGGATGTTGGAGTTGCGCAGTGCAACACCCTTGATCTCCTTCTTCATCTTCTTAAAGACGTTACCTTCCTGTGCTGCCTGATAGGCGTAGTAGTGCTTGGCACGGGAGGTCAAGAAGAACACCTTGAAGTAGAACTCGTTCTTCATCGACAGCTTGTTAACGAACTGCTTGGCCACACCCATTGCACCGGAGGTGGTTGCCAGAACGTGACGGATCAGCTGACCGGCCAGATACACCGCAGTCGATGCGACGTCCTCAGACTCCTTGGTGAAGTCCAGCTGGCCACGATACCACATGGTCCAGTGCTGCACGGTGAAGATGGTCGAGTCGGTATCCGAGGCAATGGCGCCACGACGGATGATGCTCGGCGCTTGGAAGACCGAAGCCGGCAGGTTGGGGGTGACCCAGAATGCACGGATGAAATCTTCGTAGTAGTCCAGCGTTTCATGGACGTTGCGCACCGTGGCTGCGAACACGCCATAGTCCTTGGGACGAACGTCCTTCAGCTTCAGGTTGGTGTTATCGCCGTGGACGTTATTGAGCGTACCGCCACCCAGCTCTTCCGAGCACAACATGCCAACGAAGGCCAGCAGGTTGTCGTCCATCATCTTCTTGCTGGTCCACTTGTCGGCCTCGTCCATATCGGTGATGGGTTCAAGGTCATGCTTGGACATGCGACGGAAGAACTCGCGAACGAACTCATCGTTACCCAGCGACAGGTGGTACAGATCTGAGACGTAGGCGAAGGCCGAACGCTGGGTATCGTCCAGTGCCTCCACCAGCAGTCGCAGGCGGGCCATTTCCTCGGTACTGCGCCAGTAGTTCTCCGTGGAGCGTTCCAGCAACGACATCACCAGCTCCACGCTGGGCGCCTTCAGGCCGTACTTGGTCATTACCGCAGCGACCTTCTCCAGATCGGTGTGGTTGATGATGGAGATGATGTTATTGCGGGCCACGTCCGGGCACCAGTAATGCCGGTTACCGTACAGGAACTTCTCGTTGTTGGTGTTGCCGTAGGACACGGCAACACGGCAGGTGGAGGTCAGCGTGGAGTGGCTGGACTTATTCCACAGGATCGTGTACGGCGAGCTGTGCGCGCCCGACAGCGAGTTGTTCTTGATCTTGAACGTGGTCTGCTTGGAGTTCTGGATCTTGCGCTTGATCTCATCACCGGCCATCTGGGCGACGAACATCTCATGCTTGGCCTCTTTACGAAGCTGCAAGTTGCCGTCAATGTACAGAGCCAGGATCGACTTCTGCTTGTCCGGGTGGATATAAGCGGTCATCGACGGGGACAGCATCTGGTTCTCGGAATACACCGATTGCAGGAATCCCCCGAACGTGGTGAAGATCTTCTCGCGGTCCCCGTTCTCGCCACGGCGTAGCACCATGACTTCCGGGTCTTTCATCTCCATGGTGCCGCCGGGGCCGACCAGGGTTGATACGAAATTCAAGCAGTAGTCATAGGGCTGCTTGGTCATCAGCGACAGGTAACGCGCTGTGTCCTCGACATACGTGCGTCGAATGTCGACTTTGCGGACGTACGTGTCAGCCGGATTTACGAAATGATGCATGTTCTATCCACTTCCTACCTACTCCATTATACTCGCTGATAAAAAAGCAAATCACACCTAAACGGCATAAAAAGAAGGGAGGCCCCAAACGGGACCTCCCACCATCGTCGCACAGGCAGAGCGCCAAATGGTTAGTGTCACAGACACCATTCCGAAGCGCCACGTCGAAACCGAAAAACGCCGTGGCTGATGGATGCCACCCGCCGATGTCATCCACACTATAGCTGCTTGTCTGTGAGAAAAAACCGGTCGTTCACACTACATCAAGCGAAGTGATCGGCTGGTCGATGTTGGCCAGGGCGCGACGGATCTGATTTTCCTTGTCCGGGGTGACCCCGTTCAAGCGGATCATGATGTCGCGCATCACTTCAGTCTTGTACGTCTCGCTCTTGATCCACGGCAGGCCGTAGACGGCGCGCTGACCGGAGGGCAGCAGCACCTGGAGGTAGAAGTACTTGTCAAAGCCGTCGGGCGTACCGGGCGGCAGGGTCGGGTAGACCTGTACATGCAGGCTACGGGGGTCGTAGCCTAGCACCTGGGCGGTTTGACCATCGAGCAGCGAGAGGACCTTCGCATTCTTGATGGTCGTGCCGAACAGGGCAAACGGGTACAGATCGAAAGTGACGGTCGTGCCCAGGACGATGTCAGATTGATTGAGCATGGCATGCGCCTACAAAAAAGAAAGGTGTCATACCTTACTGCCTGACCAGGACCAAGTCCCAGCCAATCCAGCGATCGAAATGGTACTGGTTCAGAGGTACCCAGCTCGGCACTGCTGCGCGCCAGTTCTCAAGGAACATCAGTGCACCGAAGTTGACCGCTTCCAACATGATGCGTTGGTCAAAGCCGGGGTCTTCCACGTCCTTCAATTCGAAGCCACGCAGGAAATACATCGCCAGTTCTGAGCGCTGGGCAATTGACCAGTTGTCGTGCACTGCCCGCATCATCTGGACCATCATGTCGCCGTAGGCATTGAGGTCCATGGGGCGCTGGATCATGCCGTTAATCAAGGATTGCGGTCGCACTCCGGCCTCGCGGCCGGAGAGGACCACCCGAGTCGGGAGTGAGTAACTCACACCGGCCTCGTAAAGTGCAGCTCCAGCATACGCGAGCCGAAACGTTCGACTTGGATGAAGTTCTCGAAACGAGACCACATCGAAGTACCGAGCAGCTGCGGGACGTACTGCTGCATTGCTTCGTACAGATGGACCAGCAACGTACGCATCGGTTCGTCGTAGACCCGTTCGGCATTGAGCATCGGAATCGGCAATGACTCGAACAAGCCATAGACGTGATCACACAACTCGCTGGGGTCGACCTGCGGTCGTGCGGGCTTGGGTTGACTGCCCAGCATTGCTGCTGTGTCCACGGCAGTGACATGGTCGCGTTCATGGCGACACACCACATCCAAAATGCCTTGTGCCACCATCATCCACACCGGCGCTTTCGCCGTGCCCGTCAACGTGGCATCGCATTCGTAGGTGAACTGATTCAGGGCGATGATCTGCTCGTCACTCAGTTGCGGGTCCAAGATCAGCCTGGCCGGCCTGATCTGCCCGTAGCGGGCGATCGTCTTGGGTTTCTGCATTACTTCCTCCGGCGGGATGGAATGGACACGATGAAGTCCTCATCGATCCAGCGTTCAAAACGCAGATCGCGGATCTCAGCGTCACTGAGCTTGAAGGCTTCAATCAGATAGATCAGCTCATCACTGATCAGAGTCCAGATCGAATACAACAGCTGACGCAGGGCGGCTATGTCCTCCCGAGCTCGGCGGGCGATCTCAGAGGTCTCTTCCAGCTGCTCCATCCAGTTGGATTCGATCATCTCCTGCACTGCGTAGGTGGCGCGGATCAACTGGCCAGCACCGGGGATGTGGGCTGCGGCAATCGGCGGCTGGATATGCTGGTACTTGTTGGCGCTAAACACCACCTCCAAGATCTCACGCACGACCGTACGCGGGGTGAGCTCCAGGGTTTCCAGCAAGGTCGAGGACGGCTTGATCTCACCGATGATCTCCCGGCCATTGAAGACCAGGTAGGCGCGGTCTCGTTCATTCCTGCTCATGAGACGTAGCCTCCCATTCCGGTTCGATCCGCACCATGACGTCTTGTGCCAAATAGCGCACGAAGTACATCGTCACCGGTGCGTTGAGGGACTCCACGATGGGGCCCAGTGAAGTGTAAGCGGCGGTACGGAATACCGTCACTGCGTGCATCACCAACGCCGTCAGCTGTTCCAGCTGGGCGTAAGTATGGACGATCTTAGGCAGCACCTTGTTCAGGTGGCCGCGCAAGACATCTCGGAGAGCGTCGTCCTGCATCCCGGAATACTGGCCGTCATCGCCCAGATCCCAATACTCGAAGGCGAGCATCAGAAAGTCGGTGAAGTCCAGCTTGTTCCGGCATGCTTCCATGGCCCGTTCTACCGCAACTCGATCAGAGTCGGGAATTCGAACGGGCAAGATTACGTTCATGCCCACGGTGTACCTCGGTTGGTATCAGAAGAATGATGTCTCGGCCGAGGAATCGGTGAAGACGGGTTTGCAGTGGCACAGTGCCAAGGTTGAGCAGCAGTGCCTCGGTCAGACGATAAGCGACCTTACCGATAATGTCCACCAACCGATGGACGTCTAGATGCGAAGCTCCCTCTTGCATCACCTCGTCCGGATACTGCGCCCGGTCGACGATCAGCTGATAGGCCTGCATGTGGGCGTTGACACGAGCGAAGGCGTTGGTGAAGACCAACGGACTGTCATCAGTGCGGGTGCCAGCGATTGCGTAGGCGATGGCCGCTTTGATCACTTCGCTTGGGTCCAACTCCAGATGTGAGAAGAGTCGGTAATCTTGATAGAGCTCATGCCACACATCTTCGATGGGGATGATCACGTTGGTGTAGTCGACCGCGCGGTCATCCTCGTGATCAGAGAGTTGGTACCTCGATGTAAAGGTCATGCGGTGACTCCGTAAGTAGGTAGCCCTTCCGAAACTCTGGAACCGGCTGGCTTTCGGTGAGGATCACCGTATTGGCCGAGAGTAGGCGGAAGTTGTATTCGTTGGCTGAATCTCGACCACCGAACTCCTGGTCGAAATACCGCTGGACTGCGATGTCCAATTCATCGAGCAATTGACGGGCTACGTCACGGGGAACTCGGTACTCAGCCAACAGACCTTCCAGCGTGGCCTCACCAGTAAATGCTGCCCCGTAAAAAATCTGTTCCAGCCCGCCAGCGATGAAGTCTGCCAACACGGAGTAGTCCACGAACGAGGCCGTTCCCAAGTAATGCTCAATGGTGGTCTCGATCCGTTCGCCGAACCATTTCAGGTCGACGATGATGTGCCGTGGTTTGGGGTTGAAGCGACGTTGCGCATTGGTCTGTCGCAACGAGGGGGGTAGTTTAGAGGTCGTGGCGGACTGCACGGGCGACGATCCTGCTACCGCGACCTTGAGCCTTGGCCTTGCGATGATCCAGTACATCCACCGCATACAACCGGACCGAGGTCGACTTGCTGGCCCGGATGCTGTTGAGCTGGGCGAAGGTACGCATATCCTCATCCACATCCCACGCATCTTCGGAAACTTCCACGCCGTCCTTCTCGGCCTGTTCGGTCAGGCCCATTCGGCGCTCCCAATCCAGAATGCGGAAGTCGCCCACATTCTCCAACACCAGTGCATTGGTGCTGAGCGTGCGTGCGGCCCACACACGCCAATTCGGATCTGGGCCATCGAACAGCACCAGATTGTCGTTGGCCGTTTCGGCAAAGGCTGCCTCAACAAAACGGACGATGTCATCTTGCGTCTTGGAATCGACATCATTCCACATCGGGATCATCACCCCCAGCTGGTCCACCACGTAGTCCTGTTTGGTACCGGCCTTTTCCATCCACAGGGCGGTTTCCTGCAGACAGTTCAGGTAGTACGCTTTGGCCAGCTCTGCGCACGTCACGGGGTTGAACCCCTTCGTCTCCTCCGATACTGCCGGCAGCAACTGCTGGCGCAGAGGGTTGTTGTCGAACATGCCTGCCGCCATTTCCTCGATACTCATCATCAGCACATCCACCTCCTCGGCGATGGAGATGATGAAGTACTTACTTTCAGGCAGATTTGCCATGGCGGTCACTTTTCTCTTTATAGGAACTTGAGCGTCAGGTTGGGGAGCCAGAACTCCACCGTACAGATGCGCTCGTTGTAAGGGATGTCCGGTCCCACGCTCAGCACGGGGCGGACTTGGCCGACAAACTGATCAATCAGGTGTCGGTGGGTGTTGAAGTACGACGGCGGGGTCTCGAAGAACATGGTCTGTGCTTCGTTGTACGTGCGATCTCGATCGAAGGTCAGATACAGCTCACGCTGCAACTGATGCACCACCCACGCCCGGATCAGTTGATCGCGGAATGGTTCGTCATCTTTGTTGCGGCCCATCTGCTGCATTGTGGCTTCGGTCAAAGCCATCAGTTCGGTCTCGATATTGGCTATTGAGAGCACGAACTTACTCGGATATTGGCGCGTCTGAGGGTTCATGGAAAATGTCTCTTTGAAGGGAAGGCCAACAGGCGCGCCTTGGCGGCCTTTCCATACACTAGATTACGGAACGGTGTGGCAAATAACGTACGGGCCTCAGAACGCGTCTGAGGGGCTTTTAGCGGCATAAAGCCCGGCGAGGCCGGGCCGTATGTTAATCCATCGACAAGAGCAGCATCTTGCCCTGCGGGACCTCGCGCAGTACATGCATGATTCCGCTGTCCAGGTCCGAGCGCAGTCCGCTATTGACTGCATCGTACAGCTGATCGGGTAGGTCCCTGATGGACGGCTCTAGGTGGCTGTAGATCCGGGTGCACAAATCTACCACCTGATCGGCTCCTTCGCACAGCGCCGTGGCCCGATGGTCTTCGACGTCGCCCATCACCATCTCGGCGATTTCATCGACGATCACCTCATAGGTGCGACTGGGGTCGTCTTTGAAGGAAGGCCACACCCAGAGTACCACGTTGACCAGATCAGCCATCGCCAGATTCAAGCTTTCCAGCAACTGCCTGTCCTGCGGTCCAGCAAACTCAGCCGGATCAAAATGGACAGTCAAGCCTTTGGGTTGGTTCATTTCAACTATCCTTAATACGCATCGCTGAAGTCAAAGGAGATGTATACGCCCACCCCCGGCCGCCATTCGGCATTGTCGATGTACGTGTGGAGCGGATGCATACCTTCACGAGGAGCGGCGAAATTACTGCACCGCCACGCCATCCACTCCATGATCCGGCCGGTGGTATGGACCAGTGTGTGGATGTGCTGTTCGGCCAGTCCGATGTAAGCATCGCGCGACATGACCCGCTGGTCGTCGGCGCACGCCTCGAACATGTTCCACAGGCAATCCCAGACCACGTTGTAGTTCATGTCCAGTACGGCCATGAATTGGGTGGAGTGATACTCCACCTCCAACAAGGGCATGAACCCTGCGGCCTCAACGAACAGGTAGTTGAGGTCGATGGTCAGTTCATCGCAGGCCAGTCGATCGTCTTCGTCGAAGAACTCAGGGTCCTCCCACGGAACGAGGATGGTGATGGCCGGGTTTTGGTTGGCTACCCGATCCCGATGCCGTTGGGTCGGTTCACGACCAAATCGGTGATCGGATTGTACTGCCTCCTCGGAAACAGATCGTGCCACGTCCCGGAAGCGCATTGGGTGCATTGGAGATTCCCGCAGGGGTTGGTGATTCCGGCCAGCTCGAGTTGATCGATGCAGCCGCAGGTGTCGCAGACAAAGGTATCGTTCATGGGGGTTCCATAACCCCCTCCCCGAAGGGAGGGGGCGTTGTCGGTTACAGGATCAGGTCGCCGACGATGTTGTCCTTGCCGTCGACCATGGAGTCACGCGTCACGCGCGAAGCGCTGGCCTTCTCCAGACCTTCCAGACGGTCCTTGACCATCTTCTCCACGACCGGCACGCCATCGACGTTGATGACGAAGAACAGCTGGTTGAAGCCGTCCGGCCAGTTCTTGGGGTAGCCGGTGGTCTCGTATTCGCAGGGCACGTCGAAGGTCGGCTCGTCCGGGTCCTTCAGCAGCGCGGCGATGGAGATCGGCCGGGTGGCATTCTGGACGTCGTCGATCTGGTCGTACACGTGCAGCAGCGACAGCTGCGGCTTGATGGCCGGGGCCACGCGGGTGTATTCGAGCCAGTTGGCGATGTCCTTGGTGTCCAACGCCGTGTTGCGGCGCGAAGCCAGCACGCTCAGGGTGGCCATGACGCGGCGGGCTGCCTTGTCGTTGTCCGAGCGCTTGGTGCCGGCCTTGTTGTGGTGGTAGCTGATGACCACCGGCACGCCCTTGGACTGGGCGATGTGTTCCAGGGTCTTCAGGGTCTTGAGGGTGTTCTCGGTGGTGATCTTGGATTCTTCCGAACCCACCACCACGCCCACCACCGGATTGCCGGTGCTGATCAGTTCGGCGATCAGCAGCGGGCCGAACACCGAACCAGAACCGCCGGAGGCGGAGAACACCACCACGCTCAGGTCACCCGGCGCATGCTTCTGCAGCACGCTGCGGATGTTGCGCGAGATTTCCACGTGGTTCTCGCTGCGGATCTTGCCCGAGCCGTCCACGCCATCGAGCACGTACACGGTTTCCGGATTGACGCTGGCGGGGAGGTTGGACTTGGAGGTGTCCACGTAGGACACCTGCAGCAGAGCCTGCCCCGTGGCGTGGTCGTTGTGCGCGTCGTTCCAGCTGCTGACCAGGTTGATGCCAGCGCCGCCGGCGCCGTACAGGCTGATCTTGCCGCGCGGGGTCTCTTCGATACTCATGCTCTTCCTCGAAATGGGATGTGGGTAGTGCGTTTAGCTAACCGCCGCCAGTGGTCGGGAGGGTTCGATTTTCTGCTGTTGGACCAGTGCATTGTCCAGTGCAACAACAGCTGCGGGGCTCAGATACTTCTCCGCAACGAACTCCGGTGACTCGCCGCTGGCTACATACCGTTGTTCACCGTGAACCACATACGGCTCACCTCTGTGATCGAACAGGATATAGCTGGCATTGTCGATCAGCCCCAAGCGGCTGGCCAACATGTCAGGCTTCTTCTTCATCGCATCCAGGTCATAGACCCGAACGTGGATCGTGCGCTTACCCACAACTACCCCCAGCATTGGCTGGTAGTTGACGGTGGCGTGGATCCCATACAACTCGGGATCTCGACTGACAACGTACAGGGCCAGCCTGTCGTGGTCTTCCGGGGTAAGATTGCGACTGATGTACCGCAAGTCGCGATGGACCACCCAACTGTGATTTGCTGCGAAAGAACGGGACATGAGAGAAGCCTCAATGGCGGGGTTATCAAACGATGAGTTAGCTAGTGGGATTTTTTACGTCTTCACGTAGCTGACTCAAGGAGATATTGTAGTTTTGAAAGTTGGTCTATTGATGGATTAGTCTATGAGAATCTACATAGGAGTCCTTCATGGGCGCTCTTCAAAAGGCGATCCAAGACGTCAAGTTCGCCATTCCTCGAGAGATCCTTGAGGAGGTCTTTATCCGCAAGGAGTTCAACCGGACTCCAATGCCGGTTTCACTGGATGCCATGATCCGGGAGAAGGTGATCAACGAGCGCGTGATCCCCGACTGCAATCTGGCCGGCGGCAACATGATCGAGATCCCGCTGGACAACGTGCCGGCTGAGCAAATCGACACCGCGCGCTACATCTACCGCATTCCGGCCAACCTCACCCAGAACCGCAAGATCTCCCGTGTCGTCTCGCTGACCATCGGTCCGAGCAACACGATGAACAACTCGTACATGGGTGTCAATGGCTACTCGCAAATCCTCGATGCCGCCCAAGGCATGATGAATGCGCAGATGGGTATCCCGATCGTCTCCACCGCCTACATCCGTCTGGTCGGTGACAACGTCCTGCTGGTCAGCGATGTGCTGTCGATGCCGCGCACCTGCTTCCTGCGCTGCTATCTGGAATACGACGACGAGTTCAACACGCTCCAGCCGACCACCTACCGCCCGTTCTCCAAGTTGGTAGAGTTGGCAACCAAGGCCTACATCTACAACAACCAGGTCATCCCCACCGGCATGAATCGTCTGGTCGGTGGTATGGAACTGGGTCGTTACCGCGAGATCATCGACAGCTACTCTGACGCCAACCAGATGTATCTGGACTACATCGATGAAGTCTGGCAAAAGGTGATGTTCATGGACGATCGCAAGGGCTACGAAAGAGCACTGCGGACCCTAACGGGGGGAAACAACTAAGCATCATAAGGCCCCTCCCCAAATGGGGAGGGGCTATGCCGTCAGTACGACGGGGAGATGGTGTTTCGCAGGGTTTCCAGGTTGTCCATGTACAGCAGGTCGTCATGACGAATGGCGATGTACAGCAGACGAGCCACGACACGGGCACGCAGGTTGGCGATCTTCTCGACCATCGCTTGGTCCAGAACATCCGACTCGATCGGCGGCTGTTCGTGGCGTTCGTTGCCCAGGGTCGGTGCGGCTTGCACGCCGGCGATGTAGACCACCGAGTAGTTCGGAGCATCCGGGTCATCGCTGACCACCAGCTGGGCGCCGAGGTTGACCGCACCATCACCGGAGCAATGGGCGACCAGGTCGGCGGTCCAGTCGGCACCGTCGTCGGTCATGTTGGCGTTACGCGTGATGACCAGACCTTCGTAGAACTGCATGGATGTTTCCTCTGTGTTGGTATCCACAAAATAGCGAAAAAGAAAAGCACCCTATCCGCCCCTCCTCCCGATCGGGAGGAGGGGCTATGCCGTTAGATCTGCTTGGGAAGCAGCTCGATCATATCGATCATCACGTCCGAATTTCCGTAGATGACCGGATGCTGGATGGCGTTCAGCAGTATCTGCCCGATCGAAGCTGCCCGCATGGTCATCACCGCGTCCACCACATCTTGAGTGCTGGTCCGCTCCCGATCAAACTGCTGGACCCGGTCTTGACTGACATTGCACAGGGAGATGTACTCAAACTCGACCGAGTACTCGATCTCCATGAATCCCGACGGGGTTCGTGGGGGCTGGTCGTACACCTTCACCTCAATCTCAGGTGGTTTGGCGTGACGATCCAAGACCGCCACCGCTTCACGGATCATCCCACCCACGAACTCCTCACCATAGGCCTTGGAGTCGTAAGCGCCTGGTGAAGTCGGTGGGAGAGTGATGGTGATCTTCTCTTTGAACTTCATGACGACTCCTAGTGCGGGAGGATGGATGACAGGTCATGGAGGAACGTGGCGATCGTCTGCTCCAACATCTCCAACCTATCGGCATCTTCGGGCTTGTAATGCGGCTTGAGGTCAGTCAGATCGCGCATGCGAATCAGGCCTTCCCGATAGATGTCGTTGAAGATCGCACTGCGCTCCGCCGAGATGCGCAGGATGACGTTGTAGTCCAGCTCGTCAGCCTCGAACTCGTACTTGGCGGTGAAGAAGAAGTTCGGCTTATTCTCACCCCTCAGGTCGACCACTACTTCGCCGGCAATGGTTACCGGCTTCTTCAGCCCGGCCCGTGCTCGGCTGTCACTTTCACGGTTGGCGATACGCTGGAGCTTACGCTCCACACCATCGAAGGTGATCAGGTCGCGCAGCGTATCTTCAAAACCATCCACCGCAGACTTGGGGATGATCGTGCCGGCGAAGTAGTTGATCTTCTCTTTGTACATTGATTGCTTTCCTAGTGGTTCTTCTTGCGGTTGATGGTGCAGTCCGGCGCAGTGTAAACAGACCAGTCGCACTGGGCGGTAACCCAGTTGACCATCTCTTCGCTCACCGAGCCGACGAGGTTGCCGGCGCCATCGAAGCAGACGCGACCGCAGATCCAGTCCTTGCGGAAGAAGTCACGGTTGTCCACTACGGTGGTGTGCAGGCTGACCCAGTACTCATCGACGGCTTCGTTGCCGTTGACTTCGCACAGGGAGGCGTTGGGCAAAGCGTCAAAGTCACAGGTCACCGTGTCAAAGACCGGGTAGCCATCGACCTGGACGTGCTGTGAGGGCAGGTAGTCCCACGCCTTGCCCGATTCGATGTGTTCCTTGGCAGCTGCCTTGGATGCATCGGCCTGAGCCTGGTTGTTGGGAATCTGCGACCACAGCGCCGGGTCGACGTCCACGTACTTGGCCGCTTCAGTGGCGGCCTGTACGTCCTTGGCTGCCAGCTCCTGCCGGAGTGCAGTCACCTCGGCCGCCAGGGCCTGTGCGGTTTCAGCAGCAGCCACCTCCTTGACAGTGGTAGTGGTCTGCGCCGGTTCAGCCTTGCTGCAACCCACCAGGGCCGCAACCAGGATGGAGCTGATCAGGATCTTGTTCACGGTAGTTCCTTTATGCCGCTTTGCGGCGATGGTGGGATACACTGAGGCGGTTGATCTGCTCCAGCTCTTCCTTGTTCAAGGTCAGAGCGTAGGAGTGGATCGGTTCGTCGGGATCGAAGCTGTGGTGGGTGTGGTAGTGGCGAACGATCGGTTCGAGCGAATGGATGAACGATTCCGGCCGGCCCTTGTCGTTGTAGCTGACTTCGGTGGCGACCAGGTAGTCGATGATGCTGTCCTTGCGCCAGTCTTCGTTGAACGGATGTTCCATCGGACCGCCGGGGAATTCGTGCAGTTCGAAAACGTTGGCGTACAGGAAGTTGCCGACCACGGCCAGACGCACCAGGCCCGGACCCTCGTTCTTGGGCAGCAGGTCGCGGAAGTGTTCGTCCTTCAGTGCGATGGTCATCAGTACTTCGACGGCCAGATCAGGTGCCGTCAGGATCCGGCGGTATTCGTTGTGCAGGTGGTGGCCGTTGCGGTGCACCTGATGGGGATTGCGGCTGCGGAAGAACAGCGAGTCGGAGATGTTGCGGATCATCTTGTTCAGAGCGTTCATTGCAGATTCCTTGGGGTTGTTGAAGCGGTAGGTTAGTTGACTTCTTTCGGAGTTATGGCGTGCATGATGGAGGAGAACAGCAGATCGGCCTCGGCTTCATCGGTAGTGAGCGCGCCGAGTGCGTGGACGATGATCGGTTCGGTGCGAGCGATCTGCGCCTTGTACTGCGCCAGCGCTATGTCAAGATCGGCCGAGCCGTGCTCGGAGCTGTGGATGGTCACGGTAGTTTCGAAAGTCGAGTAACTACCATCCGGACGATCGTCGGCGTTGATCACGCGACCGAACTTCACGGTTGCACAAATGACAACACCGGCGTCCTTGTGGAAGTCCGTATCGCTTTTGTTGTAGTTACGGATCTTCGCCATGGGGAGCAGCTCGTTGAGGCGCCCGTTGGGGGCCTTGTCGATCGTCCTCTTTCCGACCATGGGTACAGCGGCATCGAGGGTAACAATGATGCGACAGTAGCCATCGGTGGTGGGTTTGTTGATCTTCATTTCCAAACGCTTGGATTCATCTTTCATTGCAGTTCCTTGAGAATAGGGTGGTGAGACAGCCAGCGCGCACCCCACGACCAGGGGGCTAACTAGACCGTGGGCACTGACTGCCCCACCATAGAGCGAAGAGAAATTACAGGGCACCTGTCGTAGGAGTAGTATAGTTCTGAATTTCTTTTATTTGCTGCTCATTTCGGCTTGCTGTTTGCGGTAGCGCTTTTCGAGCTGGGCCATCGTCCAGCCAGACTTCAAGCCTTGACTCATCGCCTGTCGAGTAATGCCAAACTTACGAGCCAGCTCCGCACACGACACGCTCTCGCCCATGAACAGGTAACGCGGCTGGCGCCGGTGGGCCAGACCGTCTACCCACCGCATGTTGTTCTTGACGTATGGACCTTTAGGATCGATGCGCTCCAGCGCGTGATCTGCGCTGGGTCGGTCGCCAACGTCTTTGTAGAACTCGATGATCGACATAACCCACTTGGGGTCGATGTACACCTTGTGCAGGTCCTTGAGAACCTCCAGCCATGCCAAGCGGATCGACCCCTTGGCGTAACCCAGGATGCGATAGGGGCATTTGCCGCAGTGGACGATGTTGTTGATCCGCAGCAGGCATCCGCTGTAGGCGATCATGTTGCCGCAATCGCAGCGGCAGTCCCACATGACCTGCTTGAATCTGTTGCGGTGCGGATGCATTCCGATCACCGTCAGTAGACCAAACCGCTCACCGGTCATGTCTTTGATCTTTGCAACCATTGAAGCCATCCTTTATCGTGGGTGTATCTCCCTTCGGTATTATAGTCCTGAAAGGTTTTTCATTAGTCATCGTATTGCCTGCATAAAGACCCCACCCGAAGGTGGGGCCGTATGCCGCTTAGCGGTTGAGCAACGCCAGCAGGTCGTCGAAGGATTCGACGGTGACGACCTTGCCGTTTTCCAGATCCGGCTTGAGCAGATCCAGGGCGGCCAGACCGGCGTCGGTGTAGCCGGTGGTCGGAGGCAGCATGGCCGCCACGATGGAGGTCTTGTCCGAAAGCTGGGCGTTGGTCAACGCCTGCAGGGTCGACTGCGCCGCCGGATCGGAGTGAGCCAGCGCTTCGGGTTCGAGGATGTACAGGTGGGCGGCGCCGGTAGTACGTTCGTCCTTGAGCAGGGCACGAAGACGTTCGTGCTGATCAACCAGGTTGTCGATCTTTTCCTTCTCTTCCAGCTGCTGGGTTTCCATGGAAACCTGCGAGCCTTCCGGGAAGATGAGCTCAGCGCGGGTCTCAAGACCGCGCAGACGTGATTCCATCGAGACAGTCGCGAAGACCGCAACGCGCGGCGTGGAGGTCGAAGCGTTTTCAGTCATGTGAAGGATCTCTAAGAGGGATAGGTTACATAGACATAGGAGCTTGTGTGCTTTTCTACTCAACGTCATAAGCGAGGGCTTGGGGCCCTCGCGTCCTAAACGAAATTTCTTTTTTGGACCTTAACGCCCAGCCCTACGGGCCTGGGCTTGGTCCCAAATTTTTCTAGTAGTCCCAATAGAAGCAAATATAACAAGTAGTATAGTAGTACCGTAGGTACTACTGTTAAATATCTACTACGAGATACAGTCACTTACGTTAAGAATTACGTAAGCCTGTGAAGGCCCAGAAATGGGCCTGTGAACAAGGGCTTCACTGAAATCTTACAGCAGACTCTAGAGGATATGCTCAGAGGATCGGTGTAATTGTGTAGCCTACTCTTTCGATCCTCCTGGAGCTCTCCTCGTGGAAAACATCAAGTCGGAGTGGTGAGCGCTTTGCTTACAGACCAGCCGAGATCGTGAATTCTTCGATGAAGAGTAGATGTCCGAATACCTGTCACCTTTGACCACTCGCTGAGCGTTAAAGACTTCCCATCGTGACTATAGACAGGTCGGACCTTGACCGGTCTTAGGGCCCGTTCAAGCGAATCGCCTTGTTGATCCAGCCGCTGGAAAACGCGATGGGGACTCAGGCCACGTTCCTCGGCCAACTGAGCTACCGTCTTGTCGATCCCATCGTGGTGGAATTTGCGATTGTTGGTTTTATTGCGAGCCTGCTCTTTGAGAGTAGCCCATTCACAATTCCCCGGCTCATAGTCACCATCGTTATTGATTCGATTGAGGGAATGGTCTTCACTGGGGCGGGGACCCATGTCTGCGAAGAAGGCCTCGAAAGATTCCAACCACCGTTCACACATCCGAATACCCCGGCCTCCGTAATGTGGATAGTTCTGGTGGGTTGCTCGAATGCACCGGTATTTCGCTTCTCGCCAAGCTGAATATTCCGCCGTGTAACTCATGCCATGTGATGTCATGTCTTGAAGTTCCTTTAGGTTTTCAACAAGATGGTATAGATTCCAAGAATTCTTGAGCCCTCTTCACTTCCTAAAGGCGCGCAATGTCCCCTAACATCAAATCGGTCTTCGACGCAGCTGCGCCTGACTTCAAGGTCGACCTCGACCTGATCAAGCGGCTGCGTGAGTTTGACCACAGCTTCACGTCCCGTAACGAGGACCACATCGCTTTCTTCGGCGGCCAGCTTACTGGCGTCCACCCCATGCGCTTCCGTCCCTCCGACCGCGAAAAGTGGTTCGTCGAAATCCTGCGGGATGTGGACGAGGGCGCAGTCGAAGAAGGCGTTGCCAAACTCGACATCCCCAAAGACTGGGTGCGAGCCAACGATACCTTCAACCAATCGGCAGTGTGGCTGGTCCACCGGCTTATGACTGCCGAACACATCTCCCCGGCCCTGCGCCAGGAAGGTGCGGAACTGACCATCCGAGCCCTGCTCTACAAGTACCTCGGTTCGGTGCTCTCGCGCAGCTACCCCTACCCGGCCGACGAAGGCACGGCGCAGGCAGCCCTGAACGCGATGAGCCGTAAGTTCCTGATCAAGACCCACAAGAACTGGGGCGACCTGATCGAAAAGCGAGCCGCGGAAATCATCTCCCCCCGAAGCGTCTACCGCCGGGCTTACATGGAGATGAAGAACGACAAGGATGTGATCTACATGATCTCCGACATCCAAAACCGTATCCGCGAGCTGATCAAGTCCATCAACAAGATCTTCTACAAGCTGCACGAAGAAGGCAAGAAAGTCGTCGTGCAGAAAAGCGTGCGCACCGAGGTGGACGGCTCGGTGGTCATGCAAGACCGAACGCGTCAGTTCACCACTTTCATCCGTTACCTGAACGAGGTGATGGACGACCCCCGCAGCTTTGTGATCGAAGAGCTGATTGAGGTGGTCAGTGATGGCATGCGTTCGATGAATCCCAATGACCTGCGTGATGCCTTGACCTGGATGTCCCGGTTCAAGCAGACCAAGGGCCATGAGTACATCACTGAGCTGGCCAACGAAACGCTGATCTACGCCTTTGGCATGATCACCTCCGATCGTGAGCTCTACAACCCCCGTGGCGGCCTGATGCCGCTGATCACCAAACTGCGCGCCATGTACATGGCCTCGCGTATGGCCGATCCGACCCTGCTCAAGACCAAGGAACTGGCCGAGCGGGTTGTACGACATTCGATCAAGTCTCGAAACGAGTCCGTCATTGCTTCGGTCAAGACGGGTGTTCAGTTGTATCTGGTGATCAGGGCCATGGCCATGCAGTACTACCAGAACAACACCGCCCAGTTCATCAAGACCTCGTGAGTCAGGGAGACTCCTATGCAATGGCTGCTCTTGCAACTGGGTCTGCTGTGGGATAACCTGCTGGGGGAACGACGGACCGAGGAGACCTTCGAAAAGGTGCTCTACCCCACGGTAACCTACCGCACTGATACCGACAAAAAGGAAATCGAGCTGGGCTTGGAAATTCGCCAGCGCACCTACAGGACCCGCTTTGTCCGATGGTGGATTCCCGACCGACTGTTTGTGTTGTTCGAAGTCAAGGCCTTTGCCTCGGAGGCAGAGAAACCGTACATCGATCCACGGTTCTTTGAGCGCATCACTTTCCCGATGCTGTGCAACCCTCTGCTGCGCCACACCCGCTATCCGCAGGCGTACGTGATGCGTGCGTTCTTGGACCGGGTGCCTGGCGTGCATCTGACAAACCAACGAGAACTATGAAACTTCCCAAATGGCTCCGGGGTCCGTCCTCGGTGAGCACCGGTTTCTCCGAGTACATCCAGTTCACCCCGATCGAAGCGGCGCGCCTGAAGGGCCACCTGCGTAAGGTCATGGTGGGTGGTCGAAAGATCGTGCTGCGTCGCGACTTCGTCTTCCCCTGGGTTGCCCAAGAAGTCAATCGTGTGTGGGCCATGGACGGTACGGCCGAAACCCTGACCGGCGAACCCATTCGCGTCAGCGTGGTGTTGCCCGACGATGACTTCAATCGCGCCCGCGACATGACGGTCATGAAGCTGCTGGATGTGGTCATCCAGCAAAAGCGTCAGGCCATGGCCGACCACCGCAAGATCGGCTGAACCAACATAACGCCCCCTCCCGTTTGGGAGGGGGCTTATGCCGTCATGCAAAGGTGATGTTGTGGCTCGGCCCGCCAATGAGCGAGCTGTACGGGTTGTAGGCCGACGTTCCAGCCATCGAAGACGGCGAGTTCCAACCCACCCCTTCCAGCGGTCGGTAACCGCCTGCGTTGCGACCCCGCATGCGCATGCGCTGCATACGCGTTTCCTGCGACTCACGGATAGCCGCATCGATGGTCTGCACGTAGGAGACATCAGTGTCATCCACCAAGCGACCGGAGATGGCGCGCAGTCGACCTTCCAACTTGGCCACGCTCATCGGGTCTTGCTGGAAGTCATTGAGCTGCTCCAGCAGGCTGGCCACTTCGTTGAGCAGGCGCTGTTGTTGCTGGCGCTGGTACTGCTGCTCCACCGTCTCCTCTTCCAAGGAGAACTTGGCCACCGCCGACATGGCTAGACCATTGGGGATGCCGTAGTAAGCCAGGTTACGGGCGTGAGCCACGAACCAGTGACCCAACAGCCAAGCAATGACATGGTCATCGTGCCCGGAGGCACTGTGATCAATGCGATCGTTCTTGACCACCAGACCCAGCAGCTCGGTGACCAGCTTTTCGCTGTGCACCTTGTCGCCGCCGTTCTTGGCACCGTTCTGCAACACCGTGGTGTACAGCAGGCTGCGGTTTTCGGCATTGGTGTTGAAGCCGAAGGTGGCCTTGCGGGTATCGTAGAAGTTTTCCAGACGCGAGAGCAGGCTGGTCTGGATTTCCTTGAACGATTCCGGATCGGTGGAGGCGTTGTCCACGATGCGGTTGAAGATGCGCTTGAACGGATCTTGACCGGCGCGAGTCAACTGCAGGATCAGGTAGTCGATGATCATGCCACCGGTGGACTTGCGTTCCGGCACCAAGGTGATGTTCGGGTAACGGATCAGGATATTACCCAGATAGTTACAGAACTTGATCAGGTTGGTTTCGTTGTAAGTACCGGTAGCCACTACCGACAGATCTTCCACGTCGATGATCACCAGCGCGATGGTATCGCGGCCGACCGCTTCGGAGGTATCCAAACCGGCGATGAAGCGACCTTCGGCCATGCGCTTGGCAATCTGGTTTTCCGGGATGTACCAGTTCAGACAGTAGTTGTCCTTGGACCATTCCAGGTAATCGGCCTTGCGCATCGAATCGCGGATGCGTTCGTTGAGCTTCTGACTCAGCGGCGAGGACAGCGAACCGGACGACCAGAAGTTCAGGAAGTCTCGAGCCAGCGACTCCGGCGTACCACCGGCGTTGGCCATAGCCTCCTTGAGCCAGCGGTCAGTGTAACCGAGCTGACGATGCGACAAGGTGATGTTCACCAGCGCACGCTTCATGTCATCGTCGACCTTCTTACCACCCGGACCCACCACACCGGTACAGTTCTTCTTGATACGACGGTGCAGCTCTTCTTGGTTGGCCGCATCAAACACCATGCGCTCATCCCAAGTCATGCCACCGAAGATCAGTTCGTACATGAACTTACCTTCGCGGTTGTCCTTCTTACCGGCCGTGGTAGTGAAGATGTTACCGTAGGGCTGGCCGTCCTTCTTGGCGTTGTTACGAGCAGCCGTACCTGCTGCCAGTGCTGCCGGCAGAATGATGTTGATGAAGCTGGTGAACGGACCTTCGTCCGAATGCAGAACCGGGGAGGTCAAACCACGACCCACGTTGTTCGCACCGGCCTCGGAGTTCTGGGCCACGGCGGTGGAGTAGCCGTTGTCGCGCGACTTGTAGGTTAGCTCGATCTGGTTGTCCGCATCGTCCGGGCGCATCTCCAACAGGTACTTAGGTAGCAGGTCGCGCATCTTCTTCAGACGCTCGACGTTCTTGGTGCGCAGGCTGTTGTCCTTGGTGATCATCGTGATGTAGGTGTGGTCGGTTGCGAAGTGAACCAGGTTCACCATCAAGCAGTCCGTGGACACCGACTTACCGGTCTGACGTGGCTGGATCAGCGCAACGTCGACGTGGTTGAAGAAGCACCAATACATGCCAATGTTGCCACGGTTAGCAATCAAGCGAGGATGCTCGCTACCACCAGCCGCGGGAACGCGAATGATTTCTCGGAAGAAGTACCACGGGTTTTCCGCGCACTCCAAACCGATGTCGACCATCTGCTCGACGGTCAGGTTGGGGGAGAATGGGTCAACGCCCTGCAGGTCCGGGTTATGCAGCGCCAGATGGAAGACGTTGTTCTCAACGCCCATATCAGCGTACAGCTGAGCCAGACGCACGAAGCTCTGGTTGGTGGTTTGAAAATCAGCGATGGCGTCGGGATAGTAATCCCAATCACTGTGAAACAGAATCATAAAGAATCCTTTGCCATCGCCGACCAGAGAGGGAGCCTTCGCTCCCCCTCTGGCTGGTTTTGGCTTATGGGGTTTGGTGGGTAATCAAACCTGCCAACGCCAGTTGCAGGTCGTTGTCTGCCATCCGCCGGATGAAGCGGATGTAGACCGGACGACCTTCGGCCGGGATGGCCGTGGCGGTGATGGTTTGGTTCCAGGCCGAGATCGGCAGGTCGATGCTCTGGGTACCGGTGACCACGGTGAAGTGGGTCGGAACCAGCGGCGCCGATTCGCTGCGTGCATCGAACAGCGGCTTGGAACGGTAGTACAGGCGATCCAGCCATTCTTCCTGGGTGAGGGCACCGGAGGAAACGTTGAGCTGGTAATTGCCGACGTTGATGAACTTGTAGGCAGCCTTGAGCGCTTCGCCGTACGGCGGGTTCTGGCCCGGATCGTACGCGATGGTCCAGTTGGTGCCAACGTCCTGGTCACCACGACGCAGCAGAGTCAGCGCGAAGGTCTGGGTGTGAGCCCATTGTTCGAACTGCGGATTGACCTTCTGCATGTTCAGACGCACTACCAGGTTTTGCACCACACCGTATTCGGTGGGGCGGAAAGCCGGGCTGTTAACGCCGAACTCGACGTGGGACGTCACATCATAGACCGTTTTGCGGTCAAGATCGTACAGGAAGTAGTTCAGGCGGTAGCCGGTGAGCACGTCCACCCAGGTCGGAACCACGTACAGTTTGACCGAGTAAGCGCCATCGCGCTCCTTGGTGCGGGCGGTGTACGGCTTGGGAATCTTGCGATTCGGTGCCGGGGTATCGAGGTAAGCGACCTCGCCATCACTGAGCTGGTAGAACAGCATCAGCGGCGCCGGCTGGCCCTGGATGGTGGCCACGTAGTTGGTCAGGCCTGCGATGGAGAACTTGGTACCGTCCACCGGCATGCTCAGCGAGGTGCCGTCCGAATAGGTCACACGACCCATCAGGTTCAGGCCCGCCACCGGCATGTTGATCGGGTATTCCACCACCGTCGGATCGGAAGGATTCAGGAACGGGGTCTCCAGGCTGATGCCCAGCACGTACTTCAGCGACGCATCATGGCGACGGATGAAGCGGGTGTTCTTGACCACCAACAGCACCTGCGAGCGCGGCTGACCGGAAGCATCGTAGGCCACCAGCGTAAGCTGCTCGCCGTCCTTGAGCTTGCGGTTGGTGTGGCCCACCATCGGAGCCTTGATGGCGATGTTGTTGATGTCATCCATGGCCACCACTTCGAACGGGATGTTCTCGCCCAGCAGATTGCCGGCGTTGTCGTAGAGGCTGGAGATGATCTCCCCGTTCTGACCGATGTCCGAACCCAGGAAGATCTTGAAGCTGGTGACGGTGGTGCCGTAGACGTGCGCACGCGCATCCACGCACAGGGTGTGCGGGATCACGCTGTCATCGATGTAGCAGCGGTAGGACTCGGAGACATGACCGGGACCTGCAGCAAGCAGGACGTCGACGTTCTCCACCTCGCCCGGCGTGGTCGGCTCCTTCCACTTGGTCAGGATCGAGATGCCGGTGGTGTAATCCACATCGGTGACCCGGTAGGTACCGCTGTCCCAGTCGCGGACTTCGTCGTTCTTGTTGGGAACGTACTTGGCCACTTCCGGATCGCCACCGGGCTTGTAGATTTCGCTGATGTGCCAGCTGGTGAAACGACGGTTCGGGTCGACGATGAACGTCACACCGTTACCGGGGATGGTATTGGACATGAGATTTCCTGATGTTGAAAAGGCAACGGGAGAGGCGGCACTGCCATGGACTTGTAGTAGCCGAGCGTGCTGTTCACGGCAGTGCCGCATGTAACCCGTTAATCGACGTAGGAGTCCTTGATACGGACGAAGTGCGAGATGTCCACCTTATCGTTCAGGAAGATCCTGATCGCACGCCGGAGCATGTTGTACTGGTAGATGTTCAGATCGAACGTCACCGTCCGGTCGTGCGGGTGCACACAGACGTAGCGCAGATCGACATTGTCACGGATGCACGGATCGTAATCCAGCAGCCATTCGTAACTTGCCAAGAACTCGCGCAGCTTCTGATCCGAGTACTGCCCCATGAACTGCTGATAGCTCAGACGACCATTGAGCAAATCGTACATGACCGTGGAGGCGAAGGGACTGTAGATCGTGTACCGCTCCGGAATCGGGTCCGGGTTTTCCGGCACCGGCTCAGGCAGGTACTGCGTCAGGTATGCCGACACGGCCGCATCCACCTCACGCGACCTCTCCATCAGATCGTAGGTATCGCCATTGACGATCCCGCGCAGCGGTACGACCAGGTCTTCCATGGTGTACGGTGAACCGTTGGGGACGTTGTCCATCCACAGGTCCGGAGTGTCCTCGTTGAACAACAGCTTGTCGCGGTTGTAGGTACCACCGCGCACTACCAGACGGATGACGCGGTCATCGCGCAGGTCAAAGCGGCTGTTGTGGGAAAGCTTGCCGTACTTGACAAAGCCCACTTCCTTGGGTTGGACCAAGGACATGTCCGGATTGCAGAAGCCCGTACCACGGATGCGCAGCTTCTGCGCCTTGCCGTCGACCAGGAACTCCTTGTTGCAGATCACCACCTGCGGCCACTGCACGTAGTAGTCCAGACCTTCGATCAGGGCATGGCTGTTGAGCCAGATGTCCAGACGACCCGGCGGGATGTACATGATGCCCGACTTGACCACGCCCTTTTCGGTGTACTGGCCATTGACCGAGAATCGCAGCAACCCGTTGTCCGGGGCCAGATCCAGTTCATAGCTCAGGAACATGGTGTCGGACTTGACCGCGGTGTAGAAGAAGCGCGGGTCCACCAGCCACTTGATCTTGCCGTCGATGATGGTGTACTTGGTCTCATCGCCGGTGACATCTTCCCAGTCATTCCACTGGATGACATCATGCAGGATCGGGGCCACGTAGAAGCGATAGCTGGCGTTGGGTTGCAAGGCCACATCGTCCATGGCCAGACTCAGATCCAGTCGACCCCCACCGATACCACCGATGGCTTCGATCGAACGACAGCTAGCGTTGAACGGGGTGTACTCCACGCCGGCCCGATGAACGTACGGGGCAATCAGCAGCCCGTTGGCATCCAGCTCGTAGACCGTCGAATCCACCTGCAAGCCGTAGGGCATCGGCACGACCTTGCGACCGTTGATGTCCACCACGTACTTGGGCGTGTCGCCAATCAGCTTGGCGATGGCGTTGTAGCCGTAGGCGTCGCGCACCACGTCGTTGGTGATCACGTGCGGGTTCATGCCCATGATCTTGACGTAGAGGGAATTCTCCAGCTCGTTGGCCCGCCACCAGTGGACCGAGGAGTCTACACCGACCATGGCCTGATACAGATCCGGTTCCTTGAGCTTGTACAGCTCTTGGATGCGGTGATGTTCAAACACCAACGGACGGGAGTAGCCGCCTTCGCGGATGAACAGCTGCACCGACAGATCTTCCACCGTCGGCCACTGCGCCACACGCGACTGCTGCAGACTGACCACGTAGTCGACCACAATCGAATAGTCACGGTGGGTGACCATGCGCATCGCATCGCCATCGACATTGTTCTTGTGGTAGTACAGACCGTCGAAGCGATCGTTGTTGGACGCACGACGCTTGATCAGGAAGACATCAATGTCATCTTGATAGTCGATGATCTGCCCGCCGACTTGGTCGCCAGCATAATGCAGGAAGTACTTGCGCTTGTTGTCGCGATCGCTGTCAAAGTAGTCCAGGTCCTTGACCTTCCATTCCTTGACTGCCTTGACCGTGCTGTCGTAGACGAACTCGACGATGTCGCCGGAGACGAACATCGAGGGGGTGTAGTCGTCGCGGTAGATGCCGTTGACGTAGAGCCAGGTGTGACCACGCTTGAGCATGTACTCGTGGTAGGCGCGCTGCACTTCCAGTTGATGTGCCGGGGTCAGGCAACGCCGGCCCCAGCTGTAGATCTGGTGCTGGAAGTCGTCACTGCGAACCGAGGAGAAGAACGAGTTGGAGTACAACCGCACATGGATCGGCGTGGTACGAAGATTGACCACCTGCGGCTGATCGCGCACAGCGACCAGGATGTCCTTGTCCGGAGTGATCATGATCCAGGTGTACAGCCGCGCCACGTTGACACCATTGCTGGTATAGATGTCCACGATGAGTTCTTCATCGTGCATCATGGTCGGAACATGGTGCCACACCCCACGCTCAGCCTTCAGACCAACCAGATGCGGTGCGTACTGACCGATCTGATAGACATGATAGACATCGGTGTTGGTGGGCAGCATCACCGACCCCCAAAGGTGGTTGATCGAGACCCGCTCACCACGCGGGTTCGAAATGCGACGAGGCGTGTAGATCACCTGCAAGTCCTGGCGAGGACTGCACCATACGTTCTTCAACGCATGGCGGACGAGGTAATCGTCAGTGTTGCTCATCCAAAGTCCTCCAGCGCATTGAGCACGTCGCGCGTGAAGCGTGCGCCGGCATCTTGCTTGTTGTTGTCTTCGACCATCTTGGTCAGACCTGCACCGCGGAAGCCGCGATCATTGACCGCCTGGAAGATCATGGTCAGCCACGCCGGCGGGAACTCCAGGGCCACGGCCACCAGCTGGCGGGCGTTGCCACCGTACCAGATGCCACCGAGCATCTGCATGATCAGCGCATCGGAGAGCTTTTCCAGACGCGGGGTCGGGATCTCGCGCTTGAGCATCTCGGCGAAGTCTTGCAGGGTGTACGGTCGGGTCAGATCTTCGCGAATGATCTCTTCGACCTTGCTCGGATTGACTCGGGTGATGCGCGAGACGGCCACGATGATCTTCTCACGCTCTTCGTGAGTGATCGCATCGGTTCGCAGGATCTCCCGGTTACCGATGAACAGGGTGTAGTAGAAGTAGCCGGTCAGCACCGCCAGCGGCTGCTGGTCGTAGGCGCTCAGGTGCAGCACGCGCACCAACGTTTCAGAGACCAGACGGATGTAGACCTTGGCGGCCAGATCATTCCAGCGGCGCATTTCGGTGGCACCGTTGCGACGCCAGATGCGGGTCAGGGCCGCTTGCAGGACGGCGCCTTCGTATTCACCGGGTTGGACCACCTTCAGCGAGTCAGCATCGTTGCCGCGCATGAAGCCACGGGCATCGACGGCGATTGCTTCACCTTGGGCCGTTTCAAATTCCAACGGCATAGTGAAGGGGGCCACCCCCTTAAGGTATGGAGGTACGATGTAGACCCCCTCAATGATCTCACCCTTGAGCGATTTGGCCGGTGCCAGATCGCCATGGATGAACGCTTGCTTGAGCGCCATCTGGATCGGCTTGGTGGCCGCAGCAGCTGCCGAGGCTGCCGTGGTTTGGTATGCAGAATCAATCATCTTGCCACTCCAGCGGAGGTTGTTTGGGTCAAAAGGTTGCGCATCGGAGATAGATGATGTGTGAGTTATTTATTACTATGATGCGCGACATCACTCCATTGCTATAGCATTAGTCAGCACTGCCTGTGTCAACCACGTTTAATTTCGGAGTCGCGTCCCGAGATTTCGTTGCCGCAAGCAAAAACTGGTCCCAGTTTTCAGGAGCTTCCAACCATGAGCAACATCCTCAGCGCTGCTCCGGCCATTCACATGCAGGGTATTCTGGACGACTCCGGAAATGCTCCTGTGCGTGAACCGCTGGCGCTGCCGACCCACCTGGCGCACGTGTACCTGTACGCCGAAGACGGCCCCACCCTGCCGCACCTGGCTTCCGGTGCCGCCTTCTCCACCCTGTACGGCGCCAAGACGCTGGACACCCGTTCCCCGTATTACAACCATGCCTCGGAGCTGGCCTCCCAGATCATGGGCGCAGGCAACGCCATCATGGCGCAGCGCATTCGTCCGGCCGACGGTAAGGAAGCCCGCTTGCTGCTGTCGCTGGACATCGTTGCTGACGACGTGCAGCAGTACGAGCGTAACGACGACAAGACCTTCAAGCGCGACGAAAGCGGTGCCAAGATCCCGGTGACCGGCTCCGGCGCCAAGATCCCCGGCCACCGTGCCCGTCTGGTCCTGAACGACTGGACCCTGGGCAACACCGTCGAGGAGTTCGGCCTGGTCAGCAAGAAGGCTGGTGGTCTGACCTCCAGCACCGACGTGCAGTCGCAGGTGATCCCGCTGATCGAACTGCCGGCCCGTTGGTTCGGCAATGCCGGCAACAACAAGGGCACCCGCTTCAGCGTGCCGACCACCCAGTCGGGCAACCCGATCAACGACAACCTGGTCTCCCAGACCAAGTCGTACATCTACCGCCTGCAGCTGGTCAAGCGCAACGACCCGGATTCGACGACCAACGTCATCAACACCCTGCTGGGCAGCCCGACGCTGGACTTCTCGCTGAAGCCCGATGCGATCGACACCAGCAACGATTCCGAGATCTACCTGGCCCGCACCTTCAAGGACGCCTACGAGGCGGCCGACCCGTCCTCGGGCATGAGCCCGGTGTACGGCGCCTTCGGTGATGTCCACATCTACGAGGACAACATCAAGGAAGTGCTGGCCATGATCGGCGCCAAGGAAGCCCCGGCGGGTCTGCTGCCGGAACTGACCATGGACGCCAATTCGCAGTACCTGTACATGGTGAACCTGCTGGGCGCAACCGACCAGTACGGCACCCCGTACTACAGCTACGAGCTGCTGGGTCCGGCCCAGGGTGGCATCCTGCTGTCCGACGCTTCGGCGCAGTGGGCTGTGGGTGGTGCTGACGGTACCCAGTCCTTCACCGCCTTCGACAGCGCGGTGCGCAACGAGCTGACCAACTACGGCCAGCTGGAAGCGAAGATGGAGAACTGGGCCAAGTACCCGGTGTCGTTCTACTACGACTCCGGCTTCACCCTGGACACCAAGCTGGCCTTCCTCCGGCCGATCGGCGTGCGCAAGGACGTGATCTCGGTGCTGTCCACCCAGGACATCAGCCAGCCGCAGAACGATGGCGCCAAGGAATCGTCCATGGCCATCAACCTGAAGAACGCCGCTCGCCTGTATCCGGAGTCGGAAATCTTCGGTACCAAGGTCTGCCGTGCGGTGGTCGTGGGTCACTCCGGCCAGCTGCTGAACTCCAAGTACCGCGGTCCGCAGAACAACCAGCTGCCGCTGACCATCGAGTTCGCTGCCAAGTGCGCCGCCTACATGGGCGCCGGCACCGGCATCTGGAATTCGAACGCCGCCTTCGACGAGTCGCCGAACAACCAGATCAGCAAGTTCAAGAACGTCAACATCACCGACAAGGGCGCCAACGCCCGTCTGAATGACTGGCGCAATGGCTTGGTCTGGGCGCAGGACTACGACATGCTGAGCCAGTTCTGGCCCGGCCTGCAGACCGTCTACGACGACGACACCTCGATCCTGAACAACTTCTTCAACGTCGCCATCGCGGTGGACCTGTGGAAGGTTGCGCAGCGCGCCTGGGCCGATCTGACCGGTTCGAGTGGCAAGCTGACCCAGGGTCAGTTCATCGCCAAGTCGAACGAGCTGATCACCAGCCGCACCGAAGGTAAGTACGACGGCCGTGTGACCATCAAGCCGGATACCTACTTCACCGTCGCCGACGAGCAGCGTGGGTACAGCTGGAAGACCGACATCCACATGTACGGTGAACAGATGCGTACCGTCGGCACGTACTCCGTCGTGGCCCATGACACGGCTGATCTGGTGCTGGCCCAGTAATGGGCCCTCACCACAGTCTGACTACGACTCGAGGAAACTAAGACAATGAGCAACACTCGCATCCAAGGCACGATCCTGGGTAGCAACGCCTTCGGCAAGCAGACCCAGGCTCCGATGCTGAATCCGGCCATCGGCGGCCAGATGGGCATCATGACCGACTTCGCGGCCTACGTGAACAACGCGGCCTACGTGCGTCGGAACATCATCGCCCTGCTGATCGCCGCTCCGCGCGGCTTCCGCGACCTGGACAATCCGGAGATCTGGGAACAGACTCTGAAGGCCCTGGTCGAGGTCCACCCGAAGTCCATCGACGGCCTCAACTCGACCCTGAACGTCGAGCACGTCGAGAACGCTGTGGGTGGCGCTGGCGAAATGCAGCAGGACCTGTCCAACGTGACCCGCACCCGTTCGGTGCCGGCCTTCACCTGGACCGAAAAGTACGGCAAGCCGATCAAGGCCTTCCTGAACGGCTGGGTCCAGATGCTGATGATGGATCCCATCACCAAGGCACCTGGCATCATCGCCTCCGGCCGCCGTCCGAACGACCTGCTGCCCGACTACACCGCCATGACCGTGCTCTTCTTCGAGCCGGATCCGACCTTCACCAAGGTCCAGGAAGCATGGCTGTGCACCAACATGCGGCCGAACAACCAGATCGCCGAGACCACCGGTCGCCGTGATCTGACCCAGGCAGGCGAGTCGCTCGACTACAACGTCGAGTTCACCGCCCTGACCCAGGTCGGCCAGCGTGTCATCGACTTCGCGCAGGAGCGTCTGAGCGCGATGGTCATGACCGGCATGAACCCGTACCTGACCCAGAACGCCTTCACCAGCCGCATCGACCCGTACGTGGCCGATGTGCCGAACGGCTACATGGAGCAGGCGCGTCGCGTCGCCACCAGCGGCAACACCGTTCCGCGTCCGTAAGGACAACCGTACCAAGCATAGGCGGGAGGGAAACCTCCCGCTTTATGCCCTATGGTATGTAAGAAGCGCATCGACATCTGCTGACATCTCTCGTTGAAAGCATCTGGCGCCGTCGCGGGACCGCTCTCCCCCAACCGACGGCAACCCGATCCAAGGATTCGCTACCCTTGGGGACCTCGCCCCGCCCTCGCAAGAGGGCGGGGTTTTATGCCGCCGAAACCAAAAAAGAAAGAAGCCGACATAAACCCCCTGCCCGAAGGCAGGGGGCAACACGTTTACAGGTAGCTGATGAAATCCTGCAGGCGTTCGATGTCGGCCAGACGGATGCTGCACAGCACCGGTTCGTAAAGACCCGGCAGCAGTTCCTCACGCCGAACGAGGGTGGACTCGAAGTGGATATTACCCGGCCCCATGATGCTGACCGTGCTCAACACAACTTCACCATCGTTGGTGTGATCGATCAGGATCTGGTAGAAGTTCGCATGGGTCTCGCCCATCTCATCCACTTCCGGCCAGTTACCATAGTCGGTGTGCAGCTTCACCATCGGGACACCGGCTTCGTTGGGCGAGTGGGGAGTGATCACCACTTCCGGCTGATGTTCGGCCATGCGCTGGGTGAAGCGTTCGATGTCGTTGACGGCGAAGACGTTGGATGCGCAGCCTGCAGTAATGTCAGTCATTGGTTTTCTCTTTGCGGCGTTGGATGGGGTAGGTCATGCCCGTGGACATGATGAGACGGGTGAGGTGGAGGTTGGCAGAGGTGATGGCCGCATCGGGATGGATGCCCAGAAGAACCCTGACCATCTGATCTTCAGAGTTCAACCACTCCAGGACCTGCGGGGTAACCTCATTCCAGCCCTGCGTGACATCCTGCAGCTTCCACGCTTGGTCGTTCTGGAGCAAGGCAGTGAAGGGCTTTTCATTGCCACCTTGTGCCTTGAAGTCGACATGGCCATGAATGACGATCAGGTTGGGCAGGACGCTGGCGTTCTGCTGGCCTTCGACGATGGCGATGATTTTACTTGACATGCGTTTCCTCAGGGTGTCAACGCCAGTGCTCGGTGATTGAGAAGGCGTGGGATTCAGGGGACATGGTGAAGACGCGGGCCTGCACCAGATCGTAGACGAACTCCTTACAAGACCGCTCCGGATTCATTTCCCGGTAAGCGGTCATCAAGGTGTTGAAGAAGTAGTTCTCCGGCTCCACCGCGATGTGGTATTTGTCCTTCCCGCAGTGCAGGGTCACGAACTGCTGGCCCTGCTTGGCCAAGCCCCTGATTTCCAATTGCATCAGGAGCATTGCGTTGGGGAAACGCCGGTCAACCTGTAGGCGTGCCATCTTCGACTCAGACCCCCAGACGTAGACCATCGCCGGCGGGAGCTTGTGGGTCTTCTTCCGATCTTGGATCAGGAAAAGCCAGTCGGTGTTTTGCATCCACAACCTCCTTCTTTAGATGAAGATGGTGCCCTTGTGATCCATGGCGCGGAAGATGTCCACATCGATCAACGTGACCGACTCCACCTCCAAGCCGCCATAAACGCCGAAGTACAGACGCGGGTTATCGCGCAGGTGTTCCAGGACCACACTGCGACTGACGCCGAGGGCTTGACTGCGCACTTTCTTGCGTTCGTCCGGATCAGACACCGCACCCACACAGCCGCACTTGTAGATGTACTGGAAGTCGACAGCTCGCATCAAGGTGTGGCCGTTGCGCTTGACTCGACCCACCAGCGAGCCGTGGACCAAGAAGCTGTCTTCATCGAAGTTGAACAGCTGCGCGTCGGGGGTGAAGGTCAGCGCTGTGGGAACTACGCCAAGTGCGTGATTAGAGCGCACCTCTTCTTCGACCAGCTTATGATCGATCTTTTCCTGCAACGGATCGGGATTGCGCAGGTAGGCCAAAGCATACTCACCCAGCTTCTGGTCCTCGATCACCTCCAGGGCCACCAGACGCTCGTAGATAAGCATGTAGGTCGTACCCTCGCCCAACACCACCTTCTCGATGATGTCATCGCTCAGGAGCTTCTCCGTGGCTTCTGGAGCCAGGCTGGCGGCTTCGTGGGGCAACAAGAAGCGCAGCACCCGCATGATCAGGTTCGGCATGGTCATGCGATAGATCAGCCGGGCTTGAGCGGGACTGATCTTTTCACCGAGCGGATCGGTCCGCTCCGGCTCATCGTCATAAATGCCCTCCCCCTCGGAAGGGGGAAGGATATTCATTTCATCGGGGTTGTTCATTTGGCCGCTACCCAATTGCGCAGTTGTTCCCAGCTGTACTGGGACATTGCGGTTGTGATGGAATCGATGTCGACTTCGTGGAACTGCACCATTTCCCACAGCTTCTCGCGCACACTGACAACGCTCTGCGGAGTATGGAGCAGGAACCACATTTCTTCGGCATCGACGTCGTCGAAATGGAGCGCGACGTTTTCGCCGGCTTCCATCAGCTTGTAGAGCTTGTAGGTCCGAAGGTCGGTCTCATCGAGCTTGAGCAACTCACAGAGGCCACGGATCTCCGTCAGCACCAGCAGGCTGTTGAGGGAGGTCGGCTTCAGGGCCAGGGGTTGGCTGGGGATCGGTTCCCCGGCTGGGCGGTTTTCCTTCGGGGACGACGGCCACAGTTTTCGAAGCACTTTCAACATCGGTAAGCTCACCGTAGTATTCGAAGGGAATGTTCAGCTGCTTGCACAGCTGTTCGAGGAATTTGATCAACAGGTGGCGATGACAGAACTTATCCGGAGCACAGTAGCAAGCCATGGCACTCATCGGCGCAGCCTGCAAGAAGTCCATCCAGTTCTGGCGCTTAGACTGCCAAGAGTTGATCAAGGTCTGACGATAGATCTTGGAGTACTCCTCCTCATCGATCGTACCGTTCTTGTACGCGTACACTGCCTCACGTACTGGTGAGAACAGTTGGAACCGAGAAGCGTGCGTGGTGTCCACCAGATCGATGCCGTGATCTTTGGCCAAACGCCACTTCCCCATTTGGATACTGAAAAGCCGCACGACATGTTGTTCGGACATACACCTATCCTTGCGTGGAATTCTTCTGCTCTGCTACTTGACGCTCTACTTCGTGGACCAGCGCATTGATGCGCTTGATCGGTGCCCCTAGCTCACGTGCGATGGTCTCGGCCGTGTAGCCTCGATCCAAGTACTGACGAATCATCATCAGTGCCGTCGGACTTGAGGTCAGATCATTCACTACGTACCCCCTACAGCTAAAAAAGATGTACTGCATAACCAGCAGAGGCCCACGAATGGGCCTCTGCCGTATGGCGCCTAGTGGCGCCGGCAAGGCGCGAAGATCAACCGAACAGGCGGGTGGCTTCGTCGTTGGAGTGCTTGCGGACCTTGCCCAGGTCGCCGGTCGGCGTGGCGCCGGCCGCGGTGAAGCCCACCGACACGTGGCCCAGCTTCTTGACCTTGCCGCCCTTGCCATCGTTGAACTCGCGCACGCGGTCGTAGTCGATGTCGACGGTGTCACGGCCCAGCTTGAAGCGCAGCGAGGCGGTGTCGTGGTCTTTGTGCTTCTTGAAGTCCTGGCCGGCCACGTTGGACAGCGCGAGGGCGCCGGCGGCGATGAGTTCGGCACGGACCTGGGAGTGGCGCTTGAAGCTGGCTTCGCTGACGTCCGGCGGCAGGTTGTCCTTGACGAAGTCGGCGTTCAGCTCGAACTTGCCGTCCTTCAGTTCGCCGCTCTGCTGCATCAGCTTGGCCAGCGACAGCACGGTGTCGGAGATGCCGTGGGGGTTGTCTTCGGCGGCGGCCTTGGTGGTCTTCTTGGTTTCGGTTGCGGTGGACATCTTGTTCTAACCTCGTGGTTGCGTTGGAATGGAACTTTTGCGTGTTCTGCATAACAGCTACCCTCGTCGGTAACTATTTACTGCAGATTCAAGGGGTGTTGCGAAGTGTTGCACCGGTGCAACAGCTTTGTTCCAGCTGTGTGCAAAGGGATAGTACAGGGTTGTAATGCGTTTATCTAGGTTTGACCATCCAGCGATTTGCGGTCAATGCCCTTACGAAGCCCCAGACCGCGCAACAGGGCGTACCACCACCCCTTGGGTCCTGGTGGGTAACGCAGCTCCACTGCGTAGCTTGTGGCTGCCACCCAAGCCTTGCTGACCGTCTCACGCGCATTCACCACTTGTTCAGTGGCGTGTCGCCAATACGCCTGAGCGTAGATGTCCACAGGTGGTTCACGACGATTGAGCAGCTCACCGTGATCTGCGATCAACTTACAGGCTTCCTCGCGGAGTCGATGGGCGGTGGACTCCAGCCAATCTGCCCGCTGGGGCAATTTCCTTTCCGCGATGTTCAGGAGGTAGCGAGCTTGCTCGACCAGACCGTTGGCTTCAATGAGAAGCATTTGGCTGTCTTGAAGAACTTGCTTTTGTTCATCAACCATGATGAGCCACCTTTCGACTGAAGAGCCCACCCAGCCAATTGCGGAATCGACGGGTCGGTGTGATATGGAACATCTGGTGTTCCTCAACAAGAGCCTCGGTCAACATACACAGAGTCTCGGCTCGAGCGCAGATGGTCAAGCACAGCGTGTACACCTGCCGTGAGTAAGCACTCAGTGCTGGCCGCACGCTCTCGGAGACTTCGAAGATCGCCGTCGGTGCCCTGCAGGTGATCTCATTGGCTTCCTGCTGCAAAGCCTTGCCGATCTCCCTCAGTTCGATGGCACGTGCCATCGACTTCTTGAGCTCCTCCAAGCTCCGCCCCGAATCATCGCACGCATTATCGAGGGCATCGAGATGTTTGCTCAACTCCAAGGCCTTGTCGTGCAACTCTTCGATTTGATCCTTGAAAAGCTTAACTGGAATTGTAGTCACATGGGTTCCTTGGTCCTGAGACACTTATCGATCCAGTTGGCAAACCGTCCCCACCGCGTCAAGCTGTTTTGGTGATGCTGCACAGCCTTGTCGATGGAAGCCAATACCGACTTGGAAGTCAAACTGGCCGCGTCATACTCGCTACGATATTTACCGTAACCTGGATGGTCTTGAAGTTCGATGGTGGCCGCCCCCAACTCACTCATGGCGCGCCGCACTTCATATGCCAGAGCACGACAACATTCCTCGTAGTGCTCGTCGGAGGTCTGCTCCAGCCAGTCTCTGGCCTTGCGACAGACGGCAGCTACTGCTGACTGCGCGTCACAGAAGCGATAAAGCTTGGCTTGCTCGGCTGCTTTCTTGAGTTGCTTTTTCTCCAACCCGACTTGCAGATCTGAGACGTAGTCAAACTGCATCAAGAGGGATTCGTATTGATGTCGAAGCTTGATAAGCCGAATCGACATGAAGAACGATTTCGGGCTCACTGTAACTTTTTCGAGCCGATCGATGTAGTCCCGTACCTCCTTCTCCATGTCCAAAAGCGAGGGGAGATCCTCACTCTCAATGGACACGCCCATCATTGCTGTCTGGATGATCAACTCGTAAATGCGAAACGAACTCTCAGCTGAGATCAGGAAGGCATTGAGTTCCCTGTACTCTACCTCGGCCTGGGAGTTGACGAAATCCGGTAGAAGTTCGGCAAAGTCCTTTACTCGATCTTCAAGATACTCCAGATCCAACGATAACCCGATGACACGCGCCAATGCCGCCGGAGACAACCCGCGTTCATTCGTTACGGTCCCAACATTCTTGCGAAGTCGCCACATGGTCTCGACTAACCAAAGCGGGTTATTCTGCAATTTCTCCTGCAGCTTCCCCACGTCGGTGGAAAAGAAATCGAATGTGACGCGTAGGTCGTCCGCAGACTTTTGAACCTCAGCTAACGTCACGACTTCATCCCTTCCAAGAAACTTCATAGGACCATCCTTCGATGTTGTAGTAAGTGGCGTAGTGTTCGTGCCAGCACAGAAGGTTGCGGACATACCGCTCCATCGCAGTGCGATCATTACCGACGATCTCCTCGGTAAGGATTTCGCCGATCCACTTGTTGATTTGTTTGTCCTTGCCTCTCTTGAAGAGGGGACTCTCAGGCTTCTTACTGGAAACAATCTTGGCACGAATCTTGCCGCCCTCGACATTTTCCCAGCTAGGACCTCTTGCGGGCATCTGCGTTTTCATCAGCGCCCGCAAGCGGCCCTTGACCAGATTGTATTCTTGATGCTTGATGCGCAGCGTGAGAACTTCCGGCTCTACGTCATTCGGATCAGCCCCGTCCTCCGTGACGAAAGCGGTGAAGAAATGATCCCCATCCGGCGCCACGTATTCGTGGATCATCCCGGTTCTCTTGACCATTTCGGTGAGCAGGCAAACTGCCATGGAAAGCAAGTTGCCCACACCACCGAAGTTGGTATAGACGTTCAGGGACAGCAGCATTTCACCGATAGTTTTTTGCAGGTAAGCCTTGCTTTGATCGGTGGTTTCCACCAGGGTCGGTGTCATGGATTGGATCACACCGAAAGTGGCGAACGCCGGCGCCGCCATCCAACCTAGAGTGAGACTGCTGAACTCCTGATCGTCCCGATAGAAACACATGTCAAGTGACTGACCGGCCACCATGCGCGGTGCGCTGATGCTAAACGGTAGGGTATACTCACCGTCAATATCTGAGTGGGCTTCGAAAGCACCGCGGATGATTTCCATGAATACCGGACCGGTTGCAAACTGCTCGAACCAGGCCGTCACGGAGTCCAAGTTACGACCGGTTTTGAACTTGTCAAGGCTGACGATATTGCTCATTGCTGAATCCTTGTTATCCGATGCAGATCTTGACTGGAATGGGAAGTGGGTCCAAGTGCTGATAAACCAATGGACGAACCTGCTGTTCCCAGTTGAGCTGACCGGTGTTGTGCCCACACCCGATCAGGGGCAGGCCGATGGAGGTGATGCCGAATTCTTCGTAGCGTTCTGCGAGCTGTCGCAGGTTCGCATCGATCATTGGCAGCTTGGACGGAAAGCGCCAGTTGTCTTTGGTGGGAAACAACAACACCTTACGCTTGTCATCCACGTCAAACACTTCCAGACGATGGATCTTGTGGTAGTTGGGCGGGATGTCGTTGTAGATGCCTTGGTAGAAACGGTAGAGACCCGGTACGCGATTGCGGAACTCCACTGCAATGCCCTTGCCCATGGCGCCGATCGTATTAACACTACATATCAGGCATTGCATACGGCACCGAAACAGATCTTCCCGTTGTTCCGAGATAATCATGTCATTCCTTGCGAGCATAAGAGCGGGAGGTTGCCCTCCCGCCCGTGGTTCAGGCCGACAGGCGGCGTTCGGCCTCGTTGATCTCGGCCATCACCTTCGGCAGCTTCTTGAGCTGCTCGTCCTGCTGCTTCTTGTGCGCAGTCCAGTCGATGCGCAAGCGCTTGATCACGCGCGTGGCATCGCCTTCGTAGCGGACACGATGCATGGCGAAGTTGAACATCTGCAACACCTCGGGCCCGGCCGGCATCTCGATGAAGTGCTTGAGGATGCGCGCCCGGTTCTTGACACACGGACCCAGCGGGCCGGTGGTGTGGTCCAGCTCGTGTTCCAGTGGACCGATCTCGGGGTACAGCGTATCGCCGTTACCGATGTGATCGACCAACTGGGTCCCCGGCTTGTACTTGGGGAAGTGCTTTTCCTTGAACTTCGCGATCAGCTCTTTGACTTCGTGGCGGCTGAGAGATGCCATTCAGATGACTCCTTGGTGGTTGGGGATGGTTCAAGCTATCAGACCCCGGTGTAAAGATTGACGACTTGACGACATAAAGCCCAGCTCCCTTAACAGGAGCTGGGCGATATGCAGGCGCGGTTAACCGCCGACGTTGAAGGCGTCGTTCTTGATGACATCTTCGACGCCGGTGATACCTTCGTCGTAGCCGTTACTCAGGCCTTCGACGCCGTTGTCGACGATGGTTTCGGTGGCCAGGCTGATGCCTTCACCCACGGCCGTGCCAGCCTGGGTGTCGTTGTCACGGATGAAGCCGCCGACGACTTCGCGGTCGATCCAATCACCGGTGGTCTGACCGGCCATGGTGTCCTTGTCGCTGATCATGCCGTCGCGTTCGATGAAGCTGGTGGTGTCCTGCATGGGTTGCTCCTTGGTTGGTGAGCGTCTATCGGGATGACAGTTCACTCAGATAGTAAGGGTGTGTATTTCTTTTCAGAAATGCCCTTACCAATTCATCCAGGCCGGAGGGGTGGTTTCCTTCTCGACTTCGGACATGACTTCGGCCATCTCCTCCAGCGAGACGCCGCCGTTGCTTTCCATGCCGAGCATGTTCGGCCCTTGGGTCTTGGCCATGTTGGCGATCTGGAAGGGCATGATGAAACGCTCTTCCAGCTGCTTGGCCAGTACTGGCTCCTTCAGACTTTCCATGGCCGGGGAGTTCCACTTGCGTGCAACATCCAGGCCCGGTTCGTTGACGTAGTCCCACGTCACGATCATCTTGAAGTTCTTCGTCAGGCGACCACCGGAGTTGAAGTCGTGGGTCAGCGAACGAATGGAGAAACACACGTCCTCGAAGCGATTCTCCAGCTGGTCCTTCAGTGCCGGACCACGCGGGCCGGACGGACGGATTTCACCGAGGATCGCAATGATCGGCTGCCCCTTCAGGTTCTTGAAGGAGTAATCGATCCACACCTTGCGGATGTGCATGCAGATGCGGTCTTCGTCGATGCGGCGAACGCGCGCAACGAAGGCATCCATGGACATGCCCGGTTCCGGGGTGGGGTGACCGTACTCGCCGCGGAGGTTACCCGAGGCGATGCGGCGCATCAGCGAGGAGGACGCTTGGAACAGTTGACGGGCCGTGGCCTCGGGGTAGAACGCACCGGTGTTGTTGTAAACGTCCAGTGCGCCCAGAACCACTTGGTAATAGCCATCTGCATCCGGCTTGAGGGTGCCAGCTTTGTTGGTGCCCACCAGCGCGGTACAGGAAAGAGAAAAACTCATGGACCTGTTTCCTTAAGCGCGCAGAAGTTGCTCGAACCGCTCCGGTCGGGAGCTGGGGTTGACGAGCGCGGAGGTCAGAGCATCATTCCAGTACGCACCTTGCAGGCGTGCTGTCGTGTTGGTCGGACCCATGGTTACGTCGCGCATGGCCACAAAGGCCGGACCAAAGGTCGGCGCTTCAGTGCCCTGCGGCAACGAATGGCGGTAGTACTCAGTTCGCTTCTTCGGATCTCGGGAGATCGTGGCAGCAAACATTTCCAGAATGGGGCGGGAGCGGGCAAGCCGGACGTTGGCGTGCTTGTCGGCTGTCTTGAACAGCTGGCAGGCATCGTCGTAGTCCATGTAGAACGGAACACGACCGCCGGCGATGAAGTAGTGGAAGATGCGGTAGACCAGAACGTCATCGCGCACCAGGGAGGTGGTCGCAATGACCACACTGCCCGGATCAAAGGAGAACTCCAAGTAGGACTCCCCCTCGTACTTCACGGTGGCAATGGAGCTGGGCTTGATTCGCACCATGCCACAGACATTGCTCACCGCGTAGTACTTGTCTTCCACCACCAAGGCGTACATCCCAAGGATGTACGTATCGGTTCCGATTTCAGCCAGCGACTTCTCCCGGTATCGCTCCGGGATATAGATCTTGACTGCCTTGGTGGTCATCACCGACTTGTCGGCATTGGTGACAAGGCATTTCTTCACCTTGTCCCAATCGCGCACCCAAGTCGAGGGATTCACGACTCAGGCCTTACTTGACGACCGTGGTGACGATCTGCTCAGCCAGCCATGCACCCATCAGGTCCACGGCCGCACGCAGGGCCAGCTCACGCACCGGAGTACCCGGATAGATCTTCTCCTGCTGCTCAACGCCCAGCAGCAGCACTTCGGCGTCGGTGTGCGGGAAGATCACGCGGCAGACCGCCTTGCGAGCGAAGTGCCACATGTTGTCGAAGTCGCGCGCCTTGGCATGACCCATGCGCTCGCGCAGGCGAGCGTGGTAGGCTTCACGCGAACCGACCAGTTCTTCTTCCGGGATCGCGTTGATCTCGGCGGTGAGCACGGCAGTGGTGGCGGCGATCATGGCGTCCAGGCGAGCACCGACCAGCTGGGTCTTCCACAGGGCCAGGCTGTTCTCCCAGTCCTTGGTCAGCCGTTCCTGGTTGGCCAGCAGGTAACCCGGCTCGAAGTTGCCGCGCTCGTAGAACGAGCCGTACAGCGCTTCGACGGTACCGCCTTGAGCCAGGTAGTCGGCGTAGCGGGCAGCATTGACTTCGATCACGCCACTGGTGGCGCCGCTGAGCGGGGCGCTCACGACCAGCAGACCGGTGGAGTTGACCTTGTCGCGACGGGACATCACGTAAGAGATGGCCGCACCGGCGGTGCTGACGATCTGCGAGCAGTAGCTGTTCCACTCTTCCAGCGAGCAGTTGATGCCGTCCGGAACGTTGGTCAGGCCCTGGATGGCCAGGAAGTAGGCGATGACCGAGTTCTCGAACTGATCAGCCAGGCCGTAGATCTCCGAGCTGTTGGCAGCGCCACCGTTGAACAGTGCGTTGCACACCCAGTTGATCTTTTCCTGACCGACGCGGTTGGTGAACTCAGCCACTTCGCTGTCCATGCCCGAGTGGCCGGTGGCGGCCAGGTTCCAGCTGCATGCACCCAGGCCGAAGTTGCGCAGACGCATGCCGCTCGGATAGCCGGCGTAGCGTGCCACGTTCTCCTGCAGGTAATGCGAGGACAGCATCGGATCGTCCTTACGCTCGACCAAGGTCAGCGGGGAGTCCATGCCTTGCAGGCGCTCAGTCACGGTCTGGTTGATGGCTTCGACCACACGGCCGATCATCGGGGTGACCTTGTTCTGGGTCAGGTCCAGGGTCGAGGCCAGGACACGGCCGGCGTTCTGGGCAAAGCGTGCCATCGCGCCGCTGTGCGGGTAGTGCTCTTCATCGGTGGTGGCCGAAGCGCCGGCTTCCAGTGCGTCAGCCATGGACAGCATGGTGACGTTGGCACGGCCTGCCGGATGGATGCTTTCCTGCATCTCCAGCACGCCGGTGGACAGGCGGGTCAGCTCGTCCACACTGGTGTTGGGCACGGTACCCAGTTCCACGTTCTGATCGGCCAGGGAGCTGGCGATCATGTGGGCCAGGCCCAGGGAGGTTTTGGTCAGCGACATCGATCAGCTCCAGCTCTTGGTGGGCTTGGGGTTGTGGTGAAGCAGGTTGTGCTTCAGGCTACGACCCAGCGCCGATTGCAGGAAGGCCGGGGTCACTTCCCGGCCGTCCACGTGGTTGGAAATCTCGTTGCCCGAAACGTCCATGATAGCCGCAGCACCCAGTTCCAGGGCATTGGCAATGATGGGCGTGTTGGCACGGATCAGGGATTGTTTGAAGTCACTCATCGGTTGCCTCGATACGCCTTGGCGGCGCGTTTGGAAATTTCAATCAGAAGCGAATTGGTCAAACCGATCTTCTCTGGGGAGAGCACGATACGGTTGGACAGACTCTGGTAACTGAAGATCGCACCCAGCGGACGACCATCGGCAGTTTCGTTGCGCCCATTCATGACGCGGCCGAAGATGGTCTTCATCTGGTTGGCGAACACGCCCTTATCGCCGACACCGGCAGCCGTGGGGCTGGTGATGTACACGCGAATGACCAAGGAATCCACCGGCAGAGGCTTACCTTGGATACGTGCCGACTCGTTGACGCGGCCGAGAACGGCCGGTTGTTGGAGGGCACGGGCGGCTCGCTTACGCTCACGATCGGACAGGGCAGTGATCTCTTGCAGGGTGTCGGACATATCGTCCATGTCACCGTGGTAGAGCACTTCGACCTTTTCGACCACACCCTTGTACTTGGCTCGCGGCGTGTTGGACGACAGCAGACGCAACATGTCCAACGAAGGCTCGTCGAACAGCTGATTTTCGGCCGTCACAGCGTCCTCAATCGTACATAGGATACTGTTGATGTCCACCACCTGGCCCGGTTCTACCAGGCCATGAACGGCCTGTTTGAACTGCACAGTGATGTCGCGAATGTAGGTGATTTCAGTCTCCAGTTCCTTCGCCACTTCGGCGGAGATCACCGAGGAGTCTTCCAGGGTGTCGGGAGTTTCCATCAGTGCGGTGAGCACCAACAGACCCGCCTTCCACACCACTTGGTTCTTGACCATGCGGTCCGGCTGGAAGTAGCGGTCGTTGTAGGCGATGATGTCACCCACCTTGACCGGCTGGTTCAACTCCAGCTGGGTGGTCAGGTTCTGCGGGAAGTACAGACCTTGCGCCTTGCCGTAACGACGGCCCAGGGCGATGTTCTCGGTCGTACCGTCTTCGTAGGTCACCACCATGCCGCGTTCATTCAGCGAGGTCACCACACCGTCCTTGATGGCCGGCACCGAGAACGCACGATCGGTGCGGTGGGCCATGACCATGTCGGCACCGGTATGCAGCGGCGTGGGCTTGGCGCCCTTGCAGAACGTACCGGAGGAGTGCTGGATCGGAATGAAGTTCACGCGCTTGCCCGTTATCTTCGATGGTGTTCGTTAGACACCACCCGCCCTAAGGCGGCTGCATGTTTCCATGCAGACGAGACTATATCTTCCTCTTCGAGAGAGGGTCCCCATTTCGGGCCACTTGACCCTACAGGCTGATAAGGCCTTAGTCGTTGAACCTTCTCCTACACGGAGCTTGGCTGCTGATTGCCCAATCCACGCACTTTTCTAACCATACTCGCCCTGACGGACGGGTACCTCCTTACGGAGTGGCTTTGACTTTCGTCTCGCAGTGGTAGCGTGGCTCTAAGGGGTTTCCAGCAATTAAAGGACATTCATTCTTCTAGTCGCCTAGAAGATGGACTAGGATTCTACAGGCGGCTGTAGCTGTACCCGTCGGCATAGATACGTTGCCCGCCCTTGTTAAGTCGTTCATTGAGAGTTGTTGCTTTCAGACCCATCACCTCAGCGCACTCCTTGGCTGTGTTAAAGGTCTGTGTATTGCCGGTTGAAGCGTGTGTGACAACCACACAACACCCCACCCCTTCCAACATTGGGTTGGAGATCTCGCGCCATGGGGTCGGATCTCCCTCTAGCTTCAAGAGATACCTAGAATGAAGTAACCGCTGCCTCCCATCGCCGGCTGCCTTGTTGACGGCCGCCAAACTCAATGAGAGTAACTCAGCCACTTTCCCCTGCTGCTCGAAACGTAGAACGTCACCGGTTTGAATGTCGCGCATGAGGGTAACCACCGATCGCCCATTTTTACGAGGTCCGGTTAACCAGGTTGCATTATCATCGCGCTTACGATACTGACGTCCTTCAGGATAGACGGCGTCGGGGTCGCCATGAATCCTCCACAGGATCGCATCTTTACTCATGCCGAGAGCGCGCGCCGCTGCGACAGCGCTTGGGTAGTGGTGGATCGTGCCGTCTGATACATGGCGAACAGAAATAGGAAAGCATTTGGGTGTGAGGCCCATTGCCCCCGCATGCTCGACATTCTCGGTTGGTGATACCCACTCAAGATTATCGATGCGATCATCGCCCTTTATGCCGTTTTTGTGATTAACTAGCAATTCGGGTGAATTGGGTTCGCCCAAAAATAGTCGTGCCAGTAACCGATGTCGGAGGTATCGGGATGAAACCCCGTCATCATTTATCAGCAGTAGGGTGAAGTACCCATTTGTGTCTTTACTGTACTTCAACCACCGGTGTGTGCGGAAGCTGAATATACGGCCACTTTCGCTAAAGCCGTATTTACTCAACCCCGGCAAGAACCTCAAATTTTTCATCTCTCAATCTCCTCTCATCCATAAGATAGGAGTGTTAACTTAACAGGTATTCAATAGAACCATTAATCATCGTTATCCGCACACGGCGAGAGGATTGCCGGTGAAGACATGATCGAAGCAGCACCGTCCTTACCTTCTTCAAAACGGCGGCTGGTGCCGCGCACGTTGATCAGGGTCGGGTTGGCAGTCATGAAAGTGGTGATGGCCACGTCGCCGGAGTCCTTGGTGGACTCAGAGATCAGGCCGATGTCGTTTTCATGGAACACGCGCGCACGACCAACCATCGAACGATTGGAACGACCACCGGTGCCGGAGAAGGTGACTTCCTCACGCTCGCGCAGGTTGTGCACGGGATTGGATTCTTCCACCATCTTCACCGCCGGGTCTTCGCGCAGTGAGGTCCACACCGCATGGGGGTGCATGTCGATCTTGGCACGCGCTACCGAACCACGCGAACGCTGGACACGGATCGCCTTGACCAGCTCGCCATAGATGGCGCCAGCAAAACGCTCGTAGCCCTTGATGCGCATGTAGGCCATGTCGGTTTCATCCGGAGCCCACTCCGTTTCCAGCAACTGGCACGAACGCAGCAGCAGACCAATCCACTCGGTCGGCTCCTTCATTTCCTCCAGCAGCTCAGCGGTGATCGGATCAACGAACATGTCGCGCAGCAGATCCAGTTCACGCAGGTAGCGGCCGCCGTAGCCGGACTGCTCCAGCACGTTGAAGTAGATCTCGCGGCGATTGAACAGGGCGACCGGGTAGTTACGGGTGCTCTTTTCAAAAGCAGCCAGGCCGGTCAGCAACATCGAACGCACGCCGTTGTCAGCCGGGATGGCCAACATCTCATCTTCAAAGCGCAGGGCGATTTCATCATCGGCCAGATAAGCACGGGTACCGGTGGGGATGCGACGTGGCGTCACGCCCAGCAGGCGCAGCAGTTCGTTCAGACCCAGGTAGTAAGCCAGTACAACACCCAGCGGGATCAGCTTGCCCAAGACCTTGATCTCGGCCATCTCCGTCGGAGCCTTGCCGGTAATGTCCAGCAGGGTGGTCAGCGGACCCAAGGTACGGGTTTCCAGACCTTGCGATTCGTAGACAGCTCCGGTGTTGTCGATGACCAGCAGGTTGTCGCCCACGCGACCACAGACCACCAGACCATTACTTTCCGCTGCGGCGACCGCGTCTTCGCCGAACATAGCCTTGCGGGCATGGTAGTCGAAGAAGAAGTTGAGCGGACGCTCTTCGTGGAAGACGGTGAACGAGCGGAAACGACTGGCGAAGATCATGTACAGTCGCGGCAAGAGGATGGTGTGGTCACACACATCGGCCATCATCGCCGAAACGATGGAGGGGTTCTCTTCGTCGGCTGCGCGCGCAGCGACTTGGTTGAGCAACCAATCCGAATAGGTGTACGCCTTCTTCTCGCTTCGATTGATGAAGACCTTGTTGTAGTAGCTGGTCAGCGCCACGCGGTTGGGCGCCACCTTACGGATCGGCATGTCACCGCGCTGCTTGCGCAGACGCAGACGGGTGCCGTTATCGGTGTAGGTGCCATCGTCATCAACGACCGGCAGCTTGAAGTGAACCGTGGAAGGCTTGCCCACCACCGGGGTCAGGTTGACCGAGAACTGCTGATAGTTACTCAGCGCGTCACGGTACTCCTCCATCTGGAAACCGGTAACGGCCACGCCTGCATTCTGCACCGACAACACCGAACGAACGATGTCCTTGGGCAGTACGTTGCGCAGGTACTGGCGGTCATAGGAGGCCACCACCGAGGAGAGCATGGACTTGTCCGGCACGGTCGGCAGATTCGGCGCCACTTCTTCCGGATGCAGAACCAGATCATCCTTGGGGATGTCCAGCATATCCACCAGCTGACCCTCACCGAAGGGATTGGGCAGGCGGGTGTACGCATCGGCCAGCGCCTGCATGCGACGGTACTCGGCACCAGAGATCATGCCGGCGTCAGCTTGCTGATTGACGATGTTCATCACCCCGGAGGTGAGCGTACGGTCTTCCGGATCGTACTTGATGAAACTACCAGCCTCAGTGCTGGGTTCCACCGCCTCGGGGGCGTCTTCAGCACCTTCGGCCGTACGGGTTTCCTGGTAGCGCGCAGCGATGTGCTCCAGTGCTTCCAGGTCGCGGGTAATGGCCTCGTCAATGCGCTTGGCATTGGCTTCGGTTTCTTCGATCAGCTGCTCGGGCAGGCGATCCAGATTCAGGCTCGAGGTGAGCTTGACCTTGGAGACGCTGCCGTCGGCATTGGTGATGTCCAGCTTGACCGGTTCGGCACGTGCAGTGACGATGTCGGTCTGTACCGGTTCACCGGCCGGGCTATCAGCCGGGATCTCGGTGGGCACCGCTGCCGTGTCGATCTGTGCGGTGACCTGAGCAGCTTCTTCCTTGGACAGACGGTTGTCCATCAAGGTCATCAGCATGCGCAGGAAACGCTTCTGCAGCGGCACTGCATCGAGCACGCCCTTGACCTTGGACGGATCGCTGTCTTCAGTGAGTTCAGCACCCGGTGCCTTACGCCACTGATCCAGCAGTCCCAGGTTGAGCATGATCCAGCGGTCGCCATCGACGAACATGATGTTCATCTGACGCAGCGATTCCGGGGAGACCTTGGACAGTACCGAGTTCTCACGGCGCTCGCCCAGCCACTTCCAGATCTCCAGAATGAACAGCGCTTCTGGCTCAACGAAGTTGGGCAGCAGGGTGCGGGTCATCTCACCTTCGCCGCGACGCAGGATGTTCATCGGCGGCAGGATGGTGGGCAGGTTGACACGCAGGTACTGATTCCGTTGCGGGTAGGAGTCAGTGATGCGGCCAACGTTCTTCCACAGTGCTGCCTGCACGTTCCACCACATGTAGTACTGGCGGAAGTAGTTGATCGGGTAGCGGTAGAGGTGGTTGAGCAGTGCGTAGTTCTCCACCACGATGGTGATCTCATCACGCATCGTCGATTCGAGATTGGTGATCTCACGAGCACGCGGGTTCAGACGACGGTAGTCACGCTTGAGCTGTGACACCGGCATCGGCAGCGGACGAGGATTGCCCAGCGAATCACCCAGCTCGGTGATGTGCTCGGTCATCATCAACCGCATGTAGTTGTTCAGCAGCGGATCGTCGGGCATCATGCCCAGATCGGTACGCTCTTGCGGCAGGTAGTGGATCAGGGCCAGCTTGCTCAGTTGCAAGTCGGCCAGCTTGTTGAGCTTGGGGGCAGCCAGCTGCACAGCACGAATGGCACCAAACTGACGGAAGTACGGGGCATACTGGAGAGCCTCCAGGCTGACCTGCAAATCTTCTTCAGCCGGGTTGCTGAGCGCGACGAACTCCTCAAGGCTCAGAGCCATCGACGGCTCGAGCAACGGTTCGGACATAGGGACACCTTTTGACAGGATAACTGGACGGAGGGAAAGCCCCTCCGTCCAGTGTGATGGGCTCATTGCTCGTAGTACTTCAGACTCTCTTCGAGATACTCGATGTAGCCGCGGGCAACAGCCAGCAGGAGGATCTGGAGAGCTTGGGCGGTGCGGATGTGATCCACCGCGGAGAGCTTGAGATAACGGGCCACCCAGACAGCGAGAACACGACGCTCGTCCTCGTCCACCTTGGATTCCATGCTGAGGTTGGAAACAGTCCTCTGCATACCATCATTCAACACGCCCATCATTCCCTTCTTACCGGGTTGGATGCGGCGCATCTCTCCACCTTGCGCACCTTCGAATTCACCAAAGCCGTCTTCCGAGGAAGTCCAGAAGTCATCGAAGGTTTTGGCCACCCCGTGGTAGAACCCAGACAGCATCAGCGACATGGTCGAAGGATGCTTGTCATTGCGGAACGGCTTGGCCGCTTGGTTCACCCGGATGACCTCGTGCAACAGGGCATCGGTGTAGTTGAGCATCCGCAGGGCTTCGGCCGGGTAGAGCACCGGAATCACCGTCGGTCCCTTGCCGTTGGCCGACTTGGGGTTGGAGACGATACCGATGGTCATGTGGCTGACCGCATCGACCACCTTACGCGCAGCGGCGTTGGAGATGTTCGGCGGACGCGACGGACGCTTGGGCTTGATCGTGCTGAAGATCGTGCGGTTACCCGGATACAGCTCTTGAGTCTGTTCCAAGCTGTACAGCTGCATCGGCGTCTTGGACGAGGCGATGATCGCCGCCAGTTCCATGACCTCAGCTTGGAACGCATCGTTACCCATGAAGCGTTTGGCTTCCAAGCGCTGCGCGCAGCGACGGGTCATCGATGCCAACTCCGGGATGGCCGTGGCGGTGGTGTGCTTGGAGAACTCGATCAGGTCTTTGGTGACCTGTGCAAAGTTGTCCGGGAACTGGCCGCCGATGGACAGGTTCTTGGCAATGGCCGGGCGCTCCATTTGCTCGCTCTTAGGGTTGGCCTCGCCCAACGCCTCGAACTGCTTGCGGATACGCTTGGTCTTGACCAGGTAGGTGCTATCCACGGTTTCGTGGACCTTGTCCAAGAACTTCATGAAACCCTGTCCCATGGCCACAGCCGTCTTACCCATGGCCGCGAACATGTCCTTGACGTCCTGGAACTCCAGCGCCTCCAAACCGACGCCCTGCCGGATCTCGTTGAGCTTGTTACCGTAGATGTACATGCTCGACTGATCCATGCTCTCCAGACTGATCTGGGAGGTGATCTCCATCGAGTTCTGCAGCTGTTCCAGCTGCTCCATCGACACGATCAGCGAGTCGAGGTCTTGCTTGGTCTTCATTGTTACTCCTCGATCGGATCGCCGGTGAAGCTACGCAGGAACAGTTCCGTCGTATGCACACCCGCTGAGGTACGCAGGCCGCCGATCGGATCGACGTAGGCCTTGCGCGAGTTCAAGTACTGCTTGACCGTATCTTTGGCATCGGTCACACATGCGATGAAACTTGCGGTGTCACCATCGAACGCTATGTTCCGCCGAAGGTCGTTTCCCCTTCAGCGCGTGCTACGCTGCCGCAACTCAGCTCACACTGCTGCATGTTTCCATGCAGGCCAGACTATATCTTACTCTCGGAGCGTATTGCCCGACACTCAACGAGAGCTTCCCTATTTCCATCGCCCATTGCGATGTACTCCCAGCCACGGGATAGTCGTTGAACTCTCCCCACACTCCACGCTTAAAAGCAGGTACATAGAGGGGATCAGCTGCTGATTGTCCCTACCCAGTTGTTTTCAAGCATTCACGCTCGGGCTTCCGCCCCACGTTGTAGCCAACTGGTTTAACAGGAGTTTCCAGCAATTAAGGGAACTCGCACGCAACTTCGCAGTTGCGGCGGACATCCCCGTGGCGAAACCACGGGTTATCGGCGCCCAGACCCGCAAGGCGGGTACTGTGGATCACGAGGCTGTCCTGATAGGCCAGCGGCTCGTAGGTGGGGAACTCCGGTGCCAACGAAGTGTTATCGTCAGTCAGCGGTTCCCAGTCCATTCCCAGTTCACGACGCACCTCACCCACCACGGTCGTCTTGGCATAGACGGTGGTTGGATAGATACTGCCGATACCGGAAATCGGGTAACGGGTGACGCTACCCACCTGATCGTTCCAGATCTTGTATCCGGACAGGTAGAGCAACTCCATCAGGTTGATCGGTCGCACGTCCTTTCGACTGGCCCAAGAGGGCAGCTCCTCGATGTCGGAGAAAATGCGGAACGACTTGTAGCCATTGCGCTCTTCTTCAGGGACGTAGATCAAGGCGAGGTAGCGATCGTCCACCATCACCGGCTTGTCGCGCAGCGACAGTTCGCGGTAGGAGGTAATGACCTTCTCCAGACCTTCCACCGTATTCCACATGTCGTGGGCGTCGGAGGAGATGTCCACCATTTCAGCGCGCAGGGTGACCGGATCAACCAGTCGGGCTGTGCGTTCACCGTAGGAGAAGATCTGACTCAGATAGGTGGTCATCAGCTGATGGATGGTCAGCGGGGCCAGCGCACGGGAGAGCTGCCACATGCCGACGTAGGTATCGGTCGGTCGCGGGGCATTGACCGCAGTCATGTGCTCCACCGAGGTGTCCATGGCGGTGATCACGTTACGGGTGGAGTCCACCACGTTACGCGAAGCCCACTTGGCCTGGAACATACCACGCTTGCCGGAGATCATCGTCTCCAGCATGTTGTACAGTTCGTTGAACGCCGTCTGCAACAGCATGCGCGCCAGATCGTGCGACGGGTCGTTCTTGACGTTGTCGTGATTGGGGATGCGTGCTGAGACCGAGATCAGCTTGCGGTACAGGGCATTGATGTCACCGACGGTGTCACGCCCTTCATCGTCGACCTCGATGTCTCGCAGACCAGCCGGGATCACGATGATCTTGGAGGTCAGGGCAACGTCGCGGAACTTTTCCACCAGCTGGGCACGCATGTCGCGCTTGTCCGAGCTGTTGCGGGTAAAGACGATGTCCTTCCAGTGCGAGCAGAAGAAGGCATAACCGGTTTGACCGTCCAATTCATTGGCGGGGACAAAGTCCTTCTGCTTGTCATCCCACAGGGCGTACCGCTTACCCTCGATGATGCCACCATAAAGCTTCTTGAGCTTCACCAGACGATCGTAGATCACCGGGTGGAAGATTTCGGTCTTGATGTCGATGTAAGAGAAACGCATGTCGCGGGCTTCATCGCCCATACGACCGAAGATACTGATCGAGAACAGACCGTTCTCATCCAGATCTCGCTTGACGTTTTCGTAGTAGTCCACGCTGGTGACAGGCTTCATCAGCGCCTGCATCTGCGGGGTAATCTGAAGGATGTTCAAATTGAACGGCTGACCCATCGGGGCCTGCGCGCTCATCGTTGGGCGACTGGGTGGAACTGGGACGTCCCAGTCATCGCCTTCGGCTTCGAAACCCATACGGGGGACCATCAGTCTGGATTCCTTAAACTATGAATTGAGGGCCTGAGGCCTTTTAATAAGGCCAGGAGAAAACAATGGCGCAGAAACAACTCGACGACTCCGACTGGGGTCGCGATCTTGATTACGATTTCCCCGATCCGTTCGCGCCTGTCAATCAGAGAACCAACCGAGGCGTGATCGCCCGCGCCACCTCCAGCTTTGCAGCTGGTGCGCGCGATGCGTTCAAGTCTCCGGCGATGATTGGCACGATTGTTTCGAATGCGTTGCCGCGAGGTTACGGTTCGGTCTACAATTTTGCTGAAGAACGGTATCGGGAGGCGGAAGAACTATACAATACGGCCAGCAGGGAGATGGAGCCGGCAATGCCGGCCCTGCGTCGTATTGTCCAGCGCAATCTGCCGAAGCTGAAGACGTACACGCCCAAGTTCACTCACGATGCGTGGGAAGAATTTGGCAAGCCGCGTGAGCAGTACAAGTCGATGACGGCGGCCGAGCAGAACGAGCAGGATCTGAAGGATTCGCTCGCCAGCGTGTTCGAAGTCAAAGACGAGATCGACGCGCGCTATCGCGCTGAAGATCGCGTTGAACGCATGGTCCTACACGGCCAGAACCTGCGCACCTCGCGCAAGCAGGTTCAACATCTGGCTGCGATCCAAGCCGGCGTGGCTCAGCTCAATGCCTACAACGATCAGGTCAACAACCGCGTCCAGCGACGTATGCTGGAGTTGCAGACCCGATCCTTCTACCTACAGCGTGACCAGTTCCGTCTGCAAGTGGAGACCGCTCGTCGCACCCACATGAGCTTGGTGGACTTGGTGAAGAATACGGCCATGCCGGACATCGCCAAGCAGAACATCATGCACTCGGCAACCAACAGCTTCCGCCAACGTCTGCTGGGTAACCTGCAAGACTCGGCTGGCGCTTACGCCAAGCGCTTCATGGGCGACACCTTCAAGCGACTGCGTGATAACGTCAAGGACCTGGCCGGTATGGGTCGTGACGGCATCATGGGCTCGGAGATGGCCGATGACATGCCGCTGCTGGAAGTACTGATGCAGGCTGGCGGCGGTATGGCAGCTGAAGGCGCAGTGCGTATGCTTTCCGGTCCGGTCCGTCAGTGGCTGGAGAAGAAGTATCCGCAGCTGGCGCAGAAGGGTGCGCGCGCAAACCGCTTTATCCGCAACATCCCGCAGAAGGCCAACAAGTGGGCCCGTACGGCTACCAGCCGCGAGGGTCTGGGCGGCCTGATCGAGGAAATCATCAAGGACCAGATCCGCACGCACCGACTGGACACCAGTATTGGTCGCCACGGTCTGGATGCGATGGACAAGCCGGCATCGTGGGACAAGCTGTCCCGCAAGACACTGGTGGAAATCATCCCCGGCCTGCTGAGTCGCATCGAACACAACACCGCGCGGGTGCTGGACCCCAACGCCAAGCGTCAGGTGTACAACATCGAGCGTGGCAAGTTCACCACGATGAGCGAAGCGGCCAAGGACATAACCCGCCGCATCGCTGAACCGGAAAAGCTGGCTGCCTCCCGTCGCGACGTGGAGGACTTCATCAAGGCGCTGGCAGGTGGTCGTCCGATCTCCTCCAACACCATGCGTGAGTTCAGCCGCCAGATCCAGATGGACTCGGCCGAAGGTGTCGAGTTTGACATCAACCGTTACATCAACCCCGGCATCAACACCCCCGAGCTCTCCCCGACCGCGAAGGCGGAACTGTCACAGATCTTCTCCAAGTCCGGCCGTCGTCAAGACGGTTCCACCGACCATGTGTGGATGGACCAGATGGATGAGCAGTTCAACAACCTCAACTTCGGTTCGGCCATTCCTTCTTCGGCAGCAGGCGTTTACGTCTCGGCTGGTATGCAGGAACTGCTGGAAGAAGCGGGTCTGCTGGAGTTCGAAGGCTTTCGTCCGAAGTTGAAGGTTTCCAAGTTCTTGGACATGGTCGGCAGCGCCTCCTTCGATGACATCAAGATGGAGAAGCGTTCGGCTACCGATCGTCTGAAAGACATGGCCACCGATAAGGCCAAGGACTTCTTCGGCACCAAGGGCCGGGAGCTGAAGGACTTGTACGTGGCCGGTGGTTCCAAGGCGGTTCTGCAAGCAGGTAAGCTGCGTGCGGGTCAATACGCCGATGCTGCCACTGGCAAGATCCTGGAGAAGTGGGAGGACGTCAAGGGCGCTGTGCGCGACCTGACCACCAACGAGGTCGTCATCGACCCGAGCGTGCTCTCCCATGGTCTGGTGGATCTGGACGGTAAGGTCTACACCTTCAACGTCAGCGGAGCGATCAACAAGGTTGCCTCCGGTATCCGTGACGTCTTCCGTCGATCCGAACCGCCGCCGATTCCGGAGGATGGTGCGTTTGACGTGGTCAACGGCGCTACCGGCGATGTCCTGTTGTCCGGCACCAAGATGCGCAACGGCGATTACAAGGACGCCATCACCAACGAGACGATTGACTCGGTCGACAAGATCGCAGGTCCGGTCGTTGACGAAACTGGCGAGACCGTGGTCACCACCGGTGATCTGGCCAAGCTGGCACGTCGCGGTGGTGAGTTCCTGCGTGGCGTGGTTGAGCGTGCCAAGGCGCGCGCACAGTCCATCCTCGGCCGTCGTCGTGCAATCCATCAAGCAGCCTATACGCCCAGCAATGCGGCAGCTGCTGACGGCACGATGATGCAGGCCACTTTTGCTGAAGGTCCAGAACTGATTCGCCTCAACAGCGAACAGCTGGAAGTCTTGAAGGCGATCGCCGGTTTGCTGGCCACCCAGGGTCAGGACGGAGAAAAGGCCGGGATGTTCCGTAAGGGCATTCTGGATACGATCTTCGTCAAGGGCGTGGGCGGTGCATGGGCCGGTGCGAAGGGTCTGGGCAAGGGGATGTGGGCCTACACCAAGGGAATCTACAGCGGCCTGTTCAGTGGCGCCCGCGGTATCACCAAGGTGGGCACCTCGATCACTGGTGCGATCATGGACAAGACCATGGACGTACTACGTGGCACCAAGGACATCTACGTCCAAGGCGTGCGCAAGCCGGCACTGACGGCGCAGAAGATCAAGCTCGGCCAATACCGCGATGAGAACTCTGGTAAGAAGATCCGCTCGTGGCGTGATGTCACCGGCCCGGTCACCGACTTGGTCGATGGTTCCACGGCGCTGAGTCAGGAAGACTTCGACAAGGGTATCTTCGCCAAGGGCCCCAATGGTCTGGTGCGGCTGGCCCTCACGGGCGCAGGTAAGCTGACCCGTACGGTTCTGGGTGGTTACGCCGGTATCTTTGGCGCCCCGTTCAAGATTCTGGGTGCCGCTGGCCGCGCGGTCGGTGATTTGGCCAAGTGGACTGTGAACAAGCAGGTGGACGTCTACGTCAAGGGCGAGCGTGAGCCGCGCCTGAAGGCGAGCAAGATGAAGTCCGGCTTGTACTACAACGCCAATGACAAGAAGCCGGGTAAGGTCGTGCGTGACTACGACGACATCCACGGTGAGATTAAGGAGCTGCCCAAGCAAGGCGCTAAGGCGTCGGCGACGGACAAGACGGTCCTGTACGACAGCGAGATCCATGATCCGGGTCTGGTTGGTCGTTGGGGGATGCCGTTGAAGACTCCGGCGATGAAGGTCCTCACCGCTCTGGCTGGCGCGGCTGGTAGTGTGGTCAAGGGTGCTGCCGCTCTGTTCGGCGGCGCTATGAAGGGCTATGGTAAGCTGTTCGGCGGTCTGATGGGTCTGGGCGGTGGAATGCTCGGTGCCCCCTTCAAGTTCCTCGGTGCACTGCTCAACCCGTTCGAAAAGCACGGGGCTAAGCAAGTGGACCTGCTGGAGAAGATCTACAAGCTGCTGGATAAGCGGATGCCCGGCGCTGCGCCCCGTAAGGGTTCGTGGCAAGAGCAGTTCGCCAAGAAGGAAGCTGAGGACGAAAAGAAGAAGGAAGCCGAAGAGAAGAAGGCTGAAGAAAAGAAGGGCCCGGTAGCTGCCCTGATGTCCTGGATCGCAAATAAGTCCAAGGGTCTGTTCGGCGGTTCGTCTGATGAGGACGAAGGCGACGAGGATTCCGGTGACGGCGGCGGCAACACCTACTACATGGGTGGTGACGGCGGCGATGAAAAGGACAAGAAGGGTAAGAAGGGCGAGAATAAGAACGAGAAGGGCAAGACCCAGGAAAAGGGAAAGAACAACCGTCGTGGCGGAAAGGGTCGTCGACGTGCTGGTCGGGGCGGTCCGCCGCCGATTCCCAAGGGTAACCCGCCGCCGATCCCGAAGGGGAAGGCGGGCGCTCTGGCTCGTCTGTTCCGTGGCGGTAAGGGCCTGCTGAGTAAGGGCAAGGGCCTGTTCAGCGCGAAGGGCTTGATGATCACCAGCGTGCTCGCCGGTGGTGGCGGTTGGTTGATGGACAAGTTCGGCGTGGGTAAGGACAGCGCAGCTCGCGGTGCTCTGGATAAGGGCGCTGAGGTGGCCGATACTGCAATGACTGCTCGCATGGTCGCCCAAGGCGGCATGTGGGGTGCTCGTGCAGTGGGTCTGGCCGGCACTGCCAGCACGGCCGGCGGTGCTGCAGCAGCAGGTGGCGGCGCAGCCGCAGCTGGTGGCGCTACGGCAGCCGCCGGTGGTGCAGCGGCTACGGCCGCTGGCGGTACGGCCGCAGCAGCGGGCGGTACTGTCGCAGTGGGTACGGCGCCGGCATGGGCTATCCCGGCAGCAATCGCTGCAGCTGTGATCGGCCAAGCCTCGCTGCAAACCTGGCAGTCCTACCGCGGTGCTCGCTACGGTAAGTTCAACCCCATCCGTGCCTTCCGCTTCGCTCAGTACGGTATCGAGTCCAACAATCGTTCGTTGGTGGAAAAGGTTGTCAAGCTGGAAGAAAAGCTGGCCCCGCACATCGACCAGGCGACCGGTAACGTGTCGACCAGTCTGGGTGGCGGTGACGACTTCACCATGAATGACGCCTACGAGCTGTTTGGTATCCACGATGGCATGATGTGGTTCGGCGGCTCCTCGCTGGATCGCGGTTCGTTCCAGACTTGGTACGCCAATCGCTTCTTGCCGGTCTACACCCAATGGATCATCGAGCTGAACAAGATCGATCCGTCCAAGAAGGTGTCGGGGGAGAACTTCAAGGCCTCCATGATGACCAGTTCGCTGGACATGATGAATGACACTGACAAGCTGCCGCCCGAGTCGCGGTTGAAGCTGGTCAACAGTGTCTGGAACGGAGTGAGCCGCAGCGTCTACGCTGTACTGGCTTCTCCGACCGGTGATCCGGCTGACATCATCGATGACCCGAACAAGATCGAACAGGCCTACCTGCTGGCGGTCAAGTCGTGCAACGTCGATGGCAAGGGCGGTCCGCTGTCCAAGCGCTTTGGCGACAAGCTGAACAAGCTGGCTGACATGGCCCCGACTCAGTTCCGCATGCAAGCCCAATGGGCGGCTGAGTGGTACAACAACAAGTTGGTCAAGAAGGAAGGTCTGGCACTTCAGAATCAGGAGCTGGCTAACAAGGCTGGCGGTACTGAATCGTTGAAGGGCAAGATTCTCCTGACCAAGCCGCTGACGGGTCTACTCCCGCCGCTGCTGGGTCGTGCCGACAAGATCACCCCGCTGCAAGCGATCCGTCTGCGGACTTACGGTCTGGCAGAACTGGAGATCGATCGTGTCCGTGCGTTGATTGCTCTGGAAATGTTCGTGGCTAAGAACACCCAGCTGGCAAGTGACGGTAGCGCATACTACAACATGGACACGGACGCTACCTACTCCACGGCGTGCGCATTCTTCGGCCTGACGCCGAATACGCCGGATGATCGTGAGCGCTGGGGCATCTGGTTCAACAAGCGCTTCCTGCCCACTGCGATTGCCTACATTCGCTCGGCTGACAAGATTGCCAAGAACGTCGACCTGACGGCACCTGAGAAAACCCTCAAGGGTGAGCAGTTGGTTCAGATGGCTCAAGACATCATGGCAGCCAAGGACGATGATGGTCGTTCGGTCTGGTACGTCACGATTTCCCCGTGGAGTGCCCAGGAAAAGCTGCTGACCGATCAAGCGGCAACGACGGGTTCACTGCTGGCTCTGCGAAGCATTGTCAGCAAGAAGGTGATGAGCGAAACCAAGGTCGATGGCCTGGACGCTCAGGCAGCCAACAAGAAGGGCATGATTGCCAACATGCTCGATGCCATGGGTCGCGGTCAGGCCAAGGTGGATGACTTCCTCGGCGGTAAGAGTGGTGAGCGTAACTGGCTGGGTCGTCAAATCGACCGTGTCAAGGACGTGGCCACCACGGTGACCGACCTGGGTTCGCAGGCCTACAACCAAGCCAAGGCTGGTGATTGGTCCGGTGCAGCTACTTCGGCAGCTTCGGCTGCGTTGGCGCCGGGTCAGGCGGTCTACGGTGCATTGACCGGCGGCACGGCTATTCAGCATCCTGGCGGTGGTACGGGCGGCGACATCAATTCGTTGCCCCAGATCCCCAGTAACCAGGAACTGGCGGCGATGCCGGTGAAGCAGCGTTTTGCGGCGCTCAAGCCGATGCTCGATGCCGTAGCCAAGATGACCGGCACCGATCCGAACATGCTGTATGCGATGTGCATGGTGGAGTCCAGCTTCAACCCGCTGGGCAGCCCCGGTACGTCCGCAGCTCAGGGTCTGTATCAGTTCATCCCAGGTACGTGGCGTCAGTCG